ATTTTTAAATATACACACAGGAATTTCCTGTGCGTGTCCATTTATTTTCATTTATATATTATTAATATAGTAAAACAAAATATAAAAGGATCTTAAATGGAAAAGATTACGGTAATAAATAAAGAATCACTAGAAAAACTGAAAGCATGTAAAGACGGTATACGTTTTTTTACACGCAATATAGGAGAATTATCTGTAGAGAAATTAAAACTAGTAAATGGTGATTATGAAGATTATGTGTGGTGGTTAAAAAACGCTATAAAAAAATATAATTCTGGTTACGTTAAACCACCTGTAAAAGAGTTTGAACGTGTATATAATTTAGATGGTAGTTGGTTTGAATTTACTAGTGGTAAGTTTGATAATGAACTATCTTATAAAGATAGTGATGGTTATTGGGAAAAATACACACTAGACGAATATGGTAATGTATTAACATTTAAAAATAAACGCGGTTATTCGTACGAATACACTAGAGATAAATATGGTAATAAATTATCTTATAAAGACAATGAAGGTTACTGGACTGAATACACCAGAGATAAATATGGTAATGAATTAACACGTAAAGACAATGAAGGTCACTGGACTGAATACACTAGATGTGAAATAGGTAATATACTGACTCATAAAGATAATAGTGGTGTGAATATAACATATGAATACGAGCATACTAAAGAGTATTTTAAAATGTATAAAAATGATAAGTTAATCTTAACAGTATTTAAATAAAAAGGATGCAGATGAGATTACTGGTGCATGTGTTAATTGGTATGAAAATAATGTAATGCAAATTAACGAATATTTAAAAAGAAAAAACATGACACATAACAGTGACGATGTTTATGCTCGTGAGAAAATATTACATAAAGACTTGATAGAAAATTACGATTACTCAGAATTTAATTCTGAGTAATTTTTTTCTTCTTTGTGGGTGTATTTAATTTTAACAACATATTATTAATATGTAATCAAACATAAAAGGAGAAACATGCCAACGATAATGACCACAAAAAACTTAGATGATTATTACCATAGTACATCTAAACATATTGTGTTAAATCAGTTAAAATATATAGAGGTAGATGCTAGTAAATTATCAGAAGCATTATACACAAAGTATAATGAAGAAATTAGTTTAATACCGTCATGCGAACAAGGTTGTACCAAAGGTGCATGGAAATTAGGAAAACTATGTCCTGTATGTGGTACTGAAATTACAAATGAATTTAATAACATTGATTCAGTGTTATGGATAGAAAAGTTTAGTAATGATTTACCTTTATTAAATCCATATTATTGGGGTAAGTTTAGAAAGTTATTTAAAAATAATATAGACGGAGTAAGATGGTTAACTGACACTACATATAACCCACCAGGTATACCACCCATACTATTTAACTTGGCTGGTCTTATGAATGGTAGAGGTTATAAAAAGTTTATAGATAACATACCTAGGATATTAACGCATTTAAAAAACAACAGTATCTTTAGATATAACAATAAACTTGGTAAAATTGAAGCTCTATTAAAAGAGTATAAAAAGGATAAAGATAAATTATTTAGTAGATATGTATCTTTACCTAATAAAAGATTATTTGTAATGGAGATGACAAATAAAGGGAATTATACTAGCAGTATGTTAGCCGATGTAATTGATGTGGCTTTATATAGTATTAAGTTAGCTAGTCTGGATCCAAATACTAAAAAAGTAGAAAATGGTGTAGGTAATATTTTAAGTAAATTAAGTATATTACCAGAAACATACATAAGGGAAAAACTAGCTAAGAAACCAGGTATAATCAGAAAGAACATATATGGTACTCGGAGTCACTTTACATTCAGATGTGTAATATCATCTTTACCTAGTTATAAAGATTATGATACTATTGAAGTACCGTGGAAAATATTATGTAGTGCGTTTAGACCACATGTGTTAAACAAGTTACTTAAAATGGGGTATAAATATAAAGATGCTAATGCGTTAATATACAAATCAATATCTAAGTATGACCCAGTGATAGATGCTATTGGAAAGGAACTGATAGCTGAAAATAAAGAGAAAGGAATACCTGTCTTATTTCACAGGAATCCATCCCTAAAACAAGGTAGTATACAATTAGTATACATAACAAAATTTAAATCAAATATGGATGATGAAACTATTAGTGCTAGTATGCTAATAATTAAGTCACCCAATGGCGACTTGTCTTATATACAGTAGTTTTAAAGGTGTGTTAGAGGTACCTGTGAGGAGGTACAATGAAAAAAGTAAAGATAGCTTATGACACGTTCATAAAGAAAGCTAAAGAGGTTAACGGTGATTTATATAAGCATCCTGACGAGGATACATTTAATAAATATCAGAATGAACATTTTAGAGTACCAATTATATGTCCAGTGCATGGAGAGTTTTTACAAAACCCAAGAATGCATGCATATAATAAAATTTAAACCTACCTCAAAACACAACTACAAATGATGTTAAAGAATATTTAACATTTAAATAATTACTATATATAGTAGAATGGGTCCTTCATACGGTGACGTATGTCGAAGAATCTTTCTAATAAAGAGATGTATTATTAATAGCATCTCACAGGGACTCTTAAAGCTTAAAGATACTACTTAATAGTTGGAAACAATTATTAATACCGCATTCATAATGGAGATATGTGGCATAGTGACAACTCTTTAAGATAGCATGCAGTAGCATGTGTTATATGAAATATAAATACACCTAGTCTTTCTAACCAAAATGATAGTAGATATTTATAGATTATGTAACGTAGAGAATCTGTAGCGAAGTACCTTAAACAGTGAAAACTATCTAACATAGTTAGAGTGTATGCGCTCAACGACTATCCCGCCAGGGAGTAGGGCTCAAGTGAGTGGATGTCGATCCTTAAATCGAAACGGAAGAGGTCTCTTTAATATGGTATTATAGAGATCATGATATAGTCTAGCCTGTAGTGAAAGCTATAGAAGTTCATGGGAGAACTGGTATGGTGTAACGAACCATATTGACTGTTGCGTTGATGGTGATAAACAATAATTTTAAATTATTAAATGTCCGTTATAGAAGAAATTCTATAATGAAAACTTTCTAATTGACGGGGACGCCGTAAAGATGTGTGCACTAACCAGACCGCAGTAATGTGAGGATGAAGAGTCTGGGGCTTAGCTAACTACTAAGGTATAGTAAAAGACATACATATGGTATTGAGTTACCAGCATTGATGATAGTATATAGGAGTACAATATCCTGTAAAAACATAACATGGTGTAATTGGCAATCCGCAGCGAAGTATCCCTAGTGGATATGTGTTCAACGACCAAGGGTTTACCACCCTGTAGGGCTCAAGTGAGTGGGTGTAGAATCCCTTAAATCGAAATGTTAGTGTCCTAGCTTACTATAACGATATTGTAGTCGTGTAAGAAGGAATTGATATGGTCTCGACTTCTAGAGGAAACCTAGAGAAGTTCATAAGAGAACTGCATGGATTAACGACCTATGTGAAGACACGGAAATGAACTGTATATTACTTATAGATAACTGGATGGTGGATAAAGCTAAAAACTTATCACCACACCATAATATCGTAGATGTAGGATATTATAAAATAAATAAAAATTTATACTTGTCTCCTACTACAGTATTAAACATAAGTAATTACATAATGAGTGATGATGAAGAAGAAGACCCTGAGTGTCCTATCTATCAAGAACTTTTGGATTTGAAATAATTTTTGTTTATATATTATTAATATGAAGGGTGTAGATTAAAAAGAAAAATAATTTACTGAAAATTGGTATATCTATACTTGCAATTTTATTGCTATGATTTGTAGTGTGTATCATCCCATACTTGGGGCCTTGCATATAGATAACCAAACCCTCAGATCCGTTTTGTGTTTACTATAGCGTGTATGTTTATACATGCTAATGATCTCTGCTATAGCACTTCCTATGCAACGCTGGGATCATTTTCTAAACATCCTAGGCCCTCTGTGGCCTTGTTGATGTTTTTTTGTTTTGTGTGCTGTTAAAAACTTTGTAGATTACTGATATGACTGTGGATGCTGCCACAGTCATATCTGTGTCTCTATTTATTTTTATATACATATTATTAAGATAGTAAAACAAAAGATAAAAGGATCTAAAATGGATAAAATTACTGTAATAAATAAAGAGATATTAAAACAGTTAGGTGCATGTCAGGATGGCATAGATTTCTTTACTAGAAATATAGTAGAGATATCTATAGATAAATTAGACTTGGTAGATGGTGATTATGAGGGATATGTAGAGTGGTTAAGACACAGTATATCAAATTATAATTCTTGTAAAATTAAACCACCTGTAAAAGAGTTTGAACGTGTATATAATTTAGACGGTAGTTGGAAAGAAATTACTAGGGATAAATTTGGTTATATATTAAAATATAAAGACAGTACAGGTTTTTGGAAAGAATTTAATAGGGATAAATTTGGTTATGAACTATCTTATAAAGATAATACTCATGTGAAATACGAGTACACTAGAGATGAAGATGGTAACATATTAACGTATAAAAATAGTGATGGTGGTTGGTACGAATACACTAGAGATAGATTTGGTAATGAGCTATCTTATAAAGATAGTAGTGGTAATTGGAAAGAATTTACTAGGGATAAATTTGGTAATGAGCTATCTTATAAAGATAGTAGTGGTAATTGGAAAGAAATTACTAGGGATAAATTTGGTTATATATTAAAATATAGAGACAGTACAGGTTTTTCATACGAGTATACTAGAGATAAATATGGTAATGAATTATCTTATAAAAATAGTAATGGTAATTGGAGTGAGTATACTAGAGATGAAAATGGTAATGAATTACATTATAAAAATAGTAGTGGTAATTGGAGTGAGTATACTAGAGATGAAAATGGTAACATATTAACGTATAAAAATAGTGATGGTGAATATATAACATATAAATACGAGCATACTAAGGAATACTTTAAAATGTATAAAAATGATAATTTAATCTTAACAGTATTTAAATAAAAGGATTAGATGTGGAACATATTGATATAGAAATTATAAACAGACAAGATTGTTTAATTATTAGAATAAAATATGATAACATAGTAGCATTATCATTTAACTATGATTTAAATACACACGACTTAGAATTAGCTTCACATACTTATATGTATAAAGATAAAACACAACATATAATACGTTTATATACGTATGACGGAGGTGATGTAAATGTTTATAAACATATACTTAGTTATTTTATCAATGAAGTAATTAATAAACATGAACAAATAATTAATGACATAGATTATATATATGATGTGTATATAGATGAACTTTATAGTAATTTAAACAATATTTTAAACTATAAAACAAATAAATACACATTAATAAAACATGAAGTAATTAATAAAACTAACTATAAGACGACAACCACATACAAAATAAGGAAAATCAATGAATGAAATTAAACCAACTATCGTAGATGAAATAATGTTAAATGTAGCTGTAGAGATGTCTAAATTAAGCAAATGTAAAAAACAACAAGTAGGGTGCTTGTTTGTTAAGAATGGTAGAATATTATCTACTGGTGTAAATGGTACTGTGTCAGATACATGTAATGGTTGTGAGACAGTGGAGTACACATGTAGTGTTTGTGACGAAATTACATTATTAGATAATGATGTAGATGTAAGAGAATATTGTTTATGTAAATGCGGTCATATAGATAATATTGATTTTAATAAAAATACTAAATATGTGACTAAAGATAATGTATTACATGCTGAAGAGAATGCTATTTTAAATGCTGCTAAAGAAGGAATCTCTTTAAAAGGATGTACCGTATACATTACATTATCACCGTGTATTAAATGCGCCAGAATGATAGCTGAGCTAGGCACTACTTGCGTGGTGTATAAAAATAAATATAGAAATACCGCTGGTTTAGAACTTTTAAAAAGTAAAGGTATTCAAATAGTGAAAGGAAATAATAATGAAAAATAAAACAAGTAAATATGTATTACCAGATGATGTAACGCCATCTGAATATACAATATCTATACCTAATAAAAAACCAAAAATACTCATAACCGATGATTTAGAAGAAGAACTTTCTGAATATTACATTCTATTTGCTGGAATAAAATATTATCCTAATAAAGACAAAACACCCAGTGCTTTTTTTAGATTTATGACTAAACATTTACTAGGTTTGAAATGGGGTAAAGATAGTAAAGAAGAAGATATAGATACACCAAAATAGGTGTATCTATATTATTTATTTTTTTAATGCTTTTATGTATATATAAAGAATAAACATAATAGTAGTAGTGGATAGTATCCATTTAGTTTTTCTACCTGTAGTAATCATAGCTAAATAATAAATATACTTTTTAGCTTCTTTCATATCTTTATTTTTTACTTTACTACTAGACCAATAATTTTTAAGTAATAAGATACTCTTAGGTAAATTATTTACATCTGTAATATTTAAGTTTAATCTATTTAAATAATCAAAGCTTAATATTAAAATATCTTTTAATAATTCGTTATAAGGATCTTTATCATTTTTATATTTTTTAATAGTCACTTTTAATTTATTATGTAATTGATCTTCACATACATTGTTAATCATGCTAGTTAATATATCCTTATTTGTATTTGGAAACATTTTATCGATTACAATAATTATATCAGTGTCTATAAAATCATTTTTATTGTATTTTATATTTTGTATTTTATTTATATAATTAAAGGCATCATTATTTACTTCTTTTACTTGTTTCTCATTAGCTTCACCACCTATAAAAGTAGAGTCTTGTTGTTTGATAATTTCTTTTTCTTCTTTAACTTCTACTAATACACCATATATAGCTATTAGTAAAGATCTATTTTTTGTTTGTATATCTGATATAATTCTAGTAGAATCTTCAGTAGTAAATCTTCTTAACCTTTTATTATTAGGATTGTGTTTATCTAGTATAGTTTCTACTCTATAATTAAATACTTCTCCCCAACTATGTTTCTTTTTAATAATAAATTTATGAGATAAGTGTTCATATACAGTAGTTGCTATATTATTATCAACTTTATAATTAAAATATCTAAAATACAAACTACTAAACATTCTATACTGCATAATTAACATTGTCTCTTTAACTATTTTTTCTTTAAAATCTTTAGAAGTAACATTACTATTATAAGCATCTGCAGCTGAATATGTGAGTATGTTATAAATTACATTACTGGTTACTTTAAAAGATTTATTTATATCTTTTACCTTATAAAACTCTTTTTGTATATCTTTAAAACCTGGTAAATTATAAACATCGTTAGCTAATTTATCATCGTCATTCTCGCTAAATCTAATAGTATGTGCTCCTACTAAATTACTACCTAAAAATTCTATATATTCATCACTTTTATTTATCCACGATAATCTAAAATTTCTAATTCTATTTAAAAAACCACTATCTATATTTATGTTTAATTCACTTTTAAAAAAACTTTTAACATCTTTATATTTTTTATCCATTGTACGCCCTTTTGTATTACGTAATCATTTAAATATTTAATTACCGGACATTAGTTAAAAATATTTATTATATAATTTCTAAACATTTTCATTTATATATTATTAATATAGTAAAACAAAATATAAAAGGATCTTAAATGAAAAAGATTACGGTAGTAAATAAAGAGGTGTTAAAAAAACTGAAAGCATGTGAAGACGGTATACGTTTTTTTGTACGTAATATAGGAGAATTACCTGTAGATAAATTAGACTTGGTAGAAGGTGATTATAAACATTATGTGGAATGGTTAAAAAATGCTGTTACTGAATATAATAACAAACCGCATAAACCACCTGTAAAAGAGTTTGAACGTGTATATAATTTAGATGGTAGTTGGTTTGAATTTACTAGGGATAAATTTGGTTATACTTTAACATATAAAAATAGTGATGGCTACTGGAGTGATTATACTAGAGATAAAAATGGTAAAATATTGTCATTTAAAAATAGTAACGGTGTTTCATACGAGTACACTAGAGATGAAAATGGTAATGAATTACATTATAAAAATAGTAGTGGTAATTGGAGTGAGTATACTAGAGATGAAAATGGTGCTGTGTTAACGTATAAAAATAGTGATGATTTTTCATACGAGTACACTAGAGATAAATATGGTAATGAATTAACACGTAAAGACAATGAAGGTTATTGGTGCGAATACACTAGAGATAAATTTGGTAATGAACTAACATTTAAAAATAGTAATGGTGATTGGAGTGAATATAAATATGAACACACTAAGGAATATTTTAAGATGTACGAAAACGATAAACTGATATTAACTGTAATTAAATAAAAAAGGAAATAAAATGTTAGATGTAAATGAAAAAGAAATTTTTGAAAGAAGAGTTCTTAAATTAAAAACAAAAATAGAAGTAGATAATATACCTTACGGTATACTAGGTGATCCTGAAGTACATATAGATATCGTAAAAGATGGACTTTTAGATCTTGAAGATAAAGTAAAAAATGGAAAATATAAAGTAAACCAAATATTTACGGCATTACGTGTTATAGAAGATTATTATAATTTTGTATATAAATCACAATTGTTATAACTACAATTATAGGTAATAGCAACATGCTATTACCTGTATATCTACTTTTTTTTATTCATATATTATTTATATAGTATTACAAAACAATAAAGGACATACATGCAAGGAATGATAATAAACAGTGGTAACACTGATCCAGGGTCTTTATATAGACAAATGACAAATCCAATTATGGATAATAATTTCACTAACTATATTAAACAAAACGCTGCTAGTGTGATAAACACAATCTCTAATAGAGGTAATGCATTCGTAAATAATGTTAAACATATGTTTAATGTAGTAAATGATAACAGTGCTGTAGCTAGAGCTAAAGATTTATTAACTCTAAATGCTAATGTAATTATAGATGACAAAATTACTAATGTAACTAACTCAAATATATTTAACACTGGTATGTTAAATAGAAGATATATAATGGCTAATCCTATTATATTTGATATGTACAATAATAATAGATGTAATGGTTATGACGATATGTGGTCGAATACAGATGTTGTCAGTAATCCTTATGATAGATCTGATTATCTTAGAGCTATGGACGGAGTGTATCAGTTTGAAGATGATGGTGTAAGAATTAGTAGAATCTATGAAGAAGAAGAAGAGAAATTGACAGTAACTGAGAAATTTGTTATTGGTGATATGTGGGATATAGCTATGGGGTTGATAGAAGAAGGAATCGATCCTACTGATGAACATAAAAGTAAATTATAAAAGGATTGTGTATGATTTTTATAACGGATTTAAATAAACCGTATATAACAACCATTAGGAATGAATTAGTAATATTACCAAATCAATATGTAATAGATAATTTAAAAATAAATATAAAAAATTGTTTATTAGTAACATTCTCTAATTTAACAGAAATACATAATTCTTATGGTATAATATCTGACAATATTATACCCCCATTTAAAGCATCTATTAAAATTAATAATGTTTTAATGTACGGTTATATTAATTTTAAAGATACCGAATACTTAAAAAAATATAACAAAGGTTTAGTTAAACTAAGTGACGAATTTAAAAAGAAAGGTAGAAATAAATGGATGAGAAAATACTGTTGTTTAGATTATGTAAAAAACAGCGAGAGTTATATTTAAAGATTAAACCTGTCTTTAAAATAATTAATCGTAAAAGTTATGATTATGTTAAATTTATTTCAGACATTGATATAAATAACGATGACATGCATTATTTAATTTACAACATATCTATAATAACCCACGTAGACCCGTATGATATAAAAAGACCGTATGTTATGTTGCCTATTAATTTTAAACATAGCGTAGAAAAAGATATGTTACATATTAACATAAATAAATTATTGCATATGTTAATTAAAGCAAAAATATTAATATACAATAAATAAAATTATTACATGTACAGAAATTTCTGTACATGTGAATCCATTTTTTTTCATTTATATATTATTAATATAGAAAATTAATTTTTATATTGGAGAAAAAAATGTTAAGTTTGGATAATAAAGCTGCTATAATTGCAGTGGTAAACAAATTAATAAATTTTAAATTCATGATAGTTGAATTTAAAATATTAAATAAAGTATTGCATATAGATGCAATACTAAGAAATAAATTGATATCTTTAGATATCGATCTAGAAACATTGACAAAGAAATATACCCTATTAAATATATTGGAGTATATTTCTGATAATGAATACTTTATTTCAAAAAAAGAAATAGAGTATGATGAGTTGTTAAACGTGTTTTATGTAATGATGCCCTTGTTAATAAATATAATTAATACTAATGATATTATTAAGGGAATTAATAAAACATACGATAGGATGAGATATGCTTAAACTATTAATTACATTACTAATGGCAAGCAATGTTTTTGCTGGTGTTGTATCGGTAAAAACATATTTAAAAATTCTCGATAGAATGTCTTATCGTCAAGAATTAGTTTTAAAAGAGATAGATGAAACATGTAAACCGTACGATTTATCTCTCACATGTGTAGCTATATCTTTAAAGGAGTCTCAACTGGGTAGGTGGGCATTAAACCCCACCACTGGTGATTATGGTGTCATGCATATAAACTTAAAAACATTTATGCGTGACAACAAATTAAACGAATCGTATTATAATAAATTATATTACGCTTCTTTATTAACACGTGATGATAATTTTAATATTAATGCTGGTATTAAAAATTTATTACATTGGAAAAAAAAACACCATTGTAATTGGGAAAAAATGGTAGGTAGTTACAATGCTGGTAATGTGCCTAATAAAGAATATGCTAAAGATGTATTAAATGCATTAAGAGCATACAAGCGATGGAAGAAAGAACATGTAGATAGATAGGAAAATCCTATCTATCTATTTTTAAATTTTTCTATTTTTTTCATTATTTTAATATCTTTTAACATAGCATCTATATTAAAATTCTTTACTAATTTATGGCTTAATTTACTTTCTAGTAATTTTATTTTATTTAATATTTTAATACCAATTATAGCATTAGATTCTTTTTTAATAAGTTCTATATAAAAAGATATTTGGTCTTTTATTTTATCTTGTTCTTTTATTACTTCCAACTCTTCGTCAGTAGCGTTTATCATTAATTCATTATTGATTACATCTTTTAAAATATTATCATATCTAAAACCATATTCTTGTTTATTTTCACCATAGATTAAAAACCAATACGATAATAACCAACCAATGACCATATCATCATGTTCTCCATCCATATGATCTATTCTACCATTTTTAATAATTAAACCTCTAAGCTGTCTAACTAATGTATGGTTTCTAGTTAAGTTACTAGTATATTTAATAGATGAATTAAATACATTTCCATATAAACCGCTTCTACTTGTTCTACCGCTACCACTAGTACTAAATCCAAAATATTTTTTAAGTTTTATTACAGTATCCATAGATACATAATTTTTACTAAATGCCTCTGGATATTTATTTTTAAAAGACGGTGCATCGTTATATACCCAGTTAAATATTTTTCTAAATGGATTAATATTTTTAGCTACTAGTACTTTTAATAAATAATCTATAATAGTACTACCAGAACTCTTTCTCTCTATTAATAATAACAATGTCTCGTTAGCTTCTATTAAGTCTATTAAATAATCTGAAAATACAATTAGATTTGTTTCATTATAGTTACCAGCAGCTACTACTTCACCAGTCACACTATATCTAATAACTAAACCTATGCCATCAGAACCAATAGCGTCTGATGTATCTATACCAGCAATAAAGAAACCTTCTCTTTCCATTTCTTTTTTTCTAGCTTGAGATATGTACCAATTTAATACATACCCGTGTTCGGATATTTCTACTCTAGGTTCGTTAACTAAACTATTAATAATTACTTCTAACATATCTTTATCGATAGGGCTATTATCACCACCACCTACCCATTTATTAAAGAAGTTAGAATCAACATCTTCACCAGCTGAAGTAGCTACGGCAATACGTTCTGCTAACCATTCATCGGTATACCCGAGTTGTCTGTGATTGTACTCTAGTAACATTACTTCAAAACCATCATTACTAGATGCATTCTTTTTAAGTATTTTTCTGATAGCTTCCTCACTACCACTATCTAACATTTTCTCATTCCAACGTAATGCTGAATTATAAATCTTATAGGCAAATTTACCATCTGGATTATTTAGTTTACCAGGAGTAGTACTAAATATAGTACCGTAAGGTAAATTAAATTCGGCTGCGACCTCTCTAGCGGCAGTTGTCGCGGTTAACATCTCTGGTAAAGTAATTTCAATATTAGACACATAACCAAATTCATCTACTTGTACAATAGGAGTAGTCATACCACGACCTACATTATCTGCAGCCTTTTTATCACTACGACCTACATATATATTTAACATATTATTTAATTCTTTTACAGTAACCCGTTCACTATTTTTAATATCATTAGCTTTCATCATACGCAAATACGGAGGTAGTAACTCAATTATATCTCTAATTTGTACAGATGTTTTATTTCTAAGTTTATCATCCTTAGTGAGTATTGACATATCTGTGTTTACAGCAGCTACATTTATTAAATATGCAAATAGTTCATTTACATTTAAAGATTTACCTGTCTGTCTAATTTGTATTAAGTAAGTAGTAATGTGGTTAAAAAATAACCAAAATAATGAAATGTTACCTCTATTAGCTTTTAGTCTAATATGTGCATTACCAGCAGGTGGTGGTACTCTAGCTACCTCTCTAATAAAATACCAAAAATTAACTTTACATTCTTTAGTAATTAATAGTTTTTCTTTTTGCGTTAAATTTGGATCATATGGATTTAAATCTTTTATTCTTGGATCATGTATAGCTAACATAAATGCATGGTTTTTAACACCCATGTATTTAAGTAAAGCTGATAGTTTTATAAAAGATGTATTTTTTGTTTCGTAGTGTATTCTAGCTGTTGGATATTTTTTCCAATCTGATAGATGTAAAATCATTTCTATTCCTTTTAAAATATGTCAATTTTCATTACATATATCTAATATCTCTAAATAAATATAGAGAGGTAGCTTAGTTTGATTAACAAATACGTATAATAAAGGAAAGACATGAATGAAAGTATTACGTATAGTCTGGTAGAAAATTTAAAAAACCAGAATATAATATTAAGAGATGCCAAAGATGAAATGATGTCATATGTGGGTGAATACACTGACAATAAATTATCTAAAAAAATAATGGCTAGCAGACATAATGATATGGAAGATATAGATCTATATTATAATACTAAACTAGATGATATTTTAAATTTAGATTTTCTAGGTAAAATGAAAGATGTAAAAGTATCTTCAGAATGTATTTTAAAACATATGGAAAATGACGATAAAATATTGTTATTGGTAGACTTTGATGTAGACGGTGTGACTAGTGGTGCGTTAGGCAAGTTAATGTTTAATAACGTATTAGAATATGATAATGTAGAAGTAATTGTAAATAAGAAAACTAATGGATATGGCATAAATGATAAATTAGTAGATGAAGCTATTGAATTACATAAAAGTTTTGATTTTAAATTAATAATAACAGCAGACCATGGATCTAATAATAGAGATGGTATTAATCGTTTAATTAATTCTTTAAACATTGATGTAATAGTGACAGACCACCATTTAATAGAACCTAGCAAAAGCCCTCAAAATGTAGTAGGTTTTGTAAATCCACAAAGAGATGATTGTGATATGAGTAATAAAATATCTGGAGCTACTGTATTATATTTTTTATTAACATATGCATTCTTATATAAAAATAGAAACAAAGTAATACCTAATGATACGCTAAATACATTATACTATTATTTAACTTATGTGGGTATGACTATTATATCTGATATGATGGACATGAGAAATTATATTAATAGAAAAATAGTAATAAAAGCTTTAGCTATTTTAAATAGTAAACGAATAAAACATAATCCTTTTTGGACTACTGTCATGCATCATATAGGTAATAGTTATTTTGTGGATGAAACTACATTAAGTTTTAATTTAAACCCTAAACTAAATACTCCTGGTAGAATTAAAAATCCTAGATTAAGTTATGAGACAATGGTAGCTAATACTGAAGGTGAGTGTGAGATGTTCTTTCAAGAATTAGATGCTCTTAATGACAAGCGTAAAGATATGCAAGTAAAAGCTGTTAAGGCTAAAGCAGAACTAGAATATAAAAATGAATTACTTTATATAGGACTATCTAAAGAAGCTAATAATATACAGGGTATTTTAGCTAACAAAAAAATGTTTGATGATAAATTTAGAGCAGCTATTATTTTCGCTCCTACTAAAGATAAAAACATAATAGCTGGTAGTGGAAGACTAAATGATGAGCATGCTAATTTAAAAGAGATGATAGATATAATTAGTAAAGATGTAAATTATATAATTAATCATGGTGGACACGCCGGTGCTATTGGTATACAGATTAGACAAGATGAAAATAATCTAGAAGATTTGTTTAATAGATTATCTAAAGAAATGGATAAAACAGATATAGTGAAAGATGAAATTTATTTTGTAGATGAAATTATATATAGTAATAAAAAATTAATTACTTCTCTATATGATGTAAAGGAATGTGGTCCATATGGTCACAATTATCCTAAACCTACCTTTGTATCTGATTTTGTAATAAAGAGTTTTAGAGTCTTTAAAAAACCTAATGGCACATATTTATCTATGGATGTTAAATTAAGTGTAAATAGTAATTTTAGTGTAAATGCTTTTTATACTTTAAAAGCATTTGAACAAGATGAAATATTAAATAACCTCTATGAAGGTAAAAATATAAGATTAATTTATACTATAGACATAAACACATTTAAAGATATAAATAAGACGTCCTTAAATGTAATAAAGGTAATTATACTGTAGGTGGCTTTTGCCACCTACAGTATGTACTGTTTATCTTAAAATGATTAAAGAAAAACTAAGGATTATAATATGTTAAATTTTGAAAATGTTTTAAGTGTAAAAGAATTATCGCCATATGAAAAGATAATGGCAGGTAATGAAAACTTATTAAAAGTACAACTCAATGATAAAATTGTAGATGACTTAAGATCATATGTAAAATCATTAAGAGAAATTAAAAATCCTGAAAGTAAAGATAATATAAAAATTTTAAAAAGAATAAGCAGTAGTTTACATAAAAGATTTGGTGTTCCTGTTAAAATAACTAAAACATATGGCGGTTATTATTCTTTACCTGTAGCATATACAAATAATGTAATAGAATACTACATGACAACAAATGAGAAAAACACTTATAAACCTAATGATAAGTTAGATGCTTTAATAATTGACACTGAAAATGTGTATGTGGAAAATTATAATCTTAAAAAGAAAGCTACTATAAATATAGACTTTGATATATTGTTAGATGAAAAATATACTGTAGATGAAAATGTAGCTATAATACTACATGAGATGGGTCATATATTTACATTTTTATCAAATACCAGTAGAATGGTATACAACACGACATTGTTAATAGATGCATTTTCATATGCGACTAGTGGTGAAAATAATAAATATAAAAAAATTGTTACCAATGAATTTGGTGTAAAAGATCCAGATAATAAAAAAGAAGTAATAGTTAAAGGTACTAAAAAATTTACAGATGATGTAGTTAGACTAGGTAGTGTATTTCAAACATCTACAGATGCTGAAAACTTAGCTGATTCTTTTGTAGTTACTTTTGGGTTAGGCGACAGTCTTGCTTCTGGATTAAATAAGTTAATTAAAGATATTGATGGTACTACCAAACAATTAGAAGTGTTATTTGTTTTTAATTTTATAGCAGTTATTATAGTTGTGTTGCAAAATTTAATACGAGGATATATATTAATATTAACGCCTATGTTTTTTGTACATGTAATTATTTATTTAATGATTATCTTAATTCGCATAAGTTTAATAAATATACTATTTGATTCACTTAGTATAGTCAATAACAAATTAAATAATAGCATTAGAGAATCATTAAATGCAATGTTTATATTGCTTAGTTTAGGTGATACTTTACCACCAATATACATAAAACAAAATGGTACATTTCCTTATGGTAAATTAATAGAAAGAATAACTAAAATAAAAACAACTACTATTAAAAATTTAAGAACTAATAAGTTATCCAAAGAAGAAATTAAAGATGTAGTAAACCAAATAGACGGTATTATAAAAACTATTAATTTAATTAAAGAGGATAAACGAGATTTAACAATAACTGCATTGATAGCTTCAGAAAACTATGGTCAGCAATTTAACTTAGAAAATGTGACAGATATGTTATTAGATAAATTAGAAAATAATGATTTACATTATTTAGCAGCTAAAGTAGCATCTGGTAATGAATCTATAAATGATGATATAGCTGAAAATGGTAATATATATATAAATGTAGTACAAGATAAATTTATGTCCTATCATGTTACAAATGCTTTAAATCTTACAGATAAAGAAACATTCTTACCTAAATTAAATAATGTATTAATTAACTATAAATTAAACTTAAATTATAACGATAGGGATAAAACATATATACTTAAAAGCAATGTACAATATAAAATAAATACTAATGGTATATCTGGTTTAGTGTTAATTCCCATACTGGATGAAAAGAAAGATATTAAAGACAATACTGTAATACAAATTACTCTTGATTCTAATAAAGTAACATGGCTATTAAATAATCCATACGTAAAAGTATATAATATAGATAGTATAAACTTATATGATAATAAATACATTTATATATTAAGAATGGAATACTTGGATACAGAAATACCTACTAAATATAATAATACTTTAAATAAAATATCGGATATAGTAAATGAATACTTTTATGAATATGGTAAAACTACTATAGACAAAGAGATAACATATTTATTATCAGAAATAAAAGAAACCGAATTAAAAATACCAAATGAATTATTTAAACAATTTAAAATATTACAAAATATAGTAACTGGTAAAACTAAATATAGTAATAGTTTAGATTTACACAGAGGTAATTATGGTGTAAATACTAAAAAAGAATTAGTGTTATTAGACCCACTTTATGATAGCGTTATATTAGCATCTAAAACTAATAATAAAGTTACCATAGATAAATCAATGTTAGATAAAGAATAATCGATTGTAGAGGCTCTCAGGTAGTCTCTGCAATGTATATGTCTATTTTTTTATAATTATATATTATTAATATAGTAAACTAAAAAAAAGGATATACAATGGAAACTAAAAATGAATTATATGGAGCTTATACTTTATGGAATACAAGTGATACAAAGCTTTATGAAATAATAACTAATGGAAATGTTGATGAAGTATCTAAATGTTTAGAAGATATAAATAAATCAAATATTGTACATGTTATGTTTATAATAATCACAATGAATAATATAGAGCTATTTAAATATATTTTAAATAATGTATCTAATAAGATCTTAGATAAAGAAAATTTATTATATACATTAATAGACTATAATAAATTAGAGATGTTAAAAGTATCGTTAAATAAATTTAAAGAAAAAAGATGTAATGTATTGTTACATAAACTATTGGAGTATACAAAATTATATAGACCAATGTTAAAACATATTCCAAATTATTTAAAGGATAAAATAATTATAAAAGGATAATAAATGGATCAAATACTTAAAATAGAAAATGGTATATTTAATAATTCCAATATTTATAATAGTAGTGTGTATACAAGTATAAATGATAATGTTGGTAATATAGATTTTGATGTAGATATACACAATGTAAATTTTACTATAAATGTTAAACAAATAGACTTTAGTAAATATGGTAATAGATTACTAAAAGAACTAACAGAAGTAGTAGGTGTAGAAAATACCAATACCATAAAAGAAAATATTATAAAAGCTTTTATAGAATCCTGTGTAATGTATGATGTAAGCGATTCAGTAAGTATTGGTGAAAGTATATATGAAAGCGATGATGAAATAATATCTGAAAATATTAGTGATAATTATTATATGTATTTAAACAATAATAACTTATCTATAGATGATGGTCTAACTAATAAAATAGGTAGTGTTTTATATAATAGTTTATTATACTATAACGACTATATTAAATATGATGATATTTTCTTAAACAATGAGAATAAAGATAATGTATTATTAATTCCTCTTAGATGGAGTATAAATACTGAATCCTATTTATTATCAATTGTTTTAATAGGTACTGTAGATAAATAGTAAAAGGTAGTATTATGCAAGATAGTTTAATAAAAAGAATAAAAGAGTTAGAAAAAGAAAATGATAGATTGTTAAATCTATTAAATAAATATAAATATGATAGTCTTACTGGATTTATGACTCGTAAAGATTTAATAGACTTAATAGATAATTTAAATCAAACTGTATTAGCTTATGATGTGTTTATGTATGATGCTAATAATCTTAAAAAAGTAAACACAGAACAAGGTTATATAGCCGGTGATAAATATTTAAAAGATATATCAGTAGAGATTACTAGAACTATACGTAATGGTAATTATTTCAGAATAGGTGGTGATGAGTTTATTATTGTTAAGGAAGTTGATAATGATAAAGTATTCTTAAAACATAATGTTAGTAACGCTTGTAGTAGTGCTATAAGAATCTATACGTATGATGAAACGAATATAACTGATATCATAAATAAACTAAATATTAAGTTAGCTGTATGTAAAGCTAAATGTGGTAGAAGAAAAGAAGACATTAGATAGTGGGTGTTAACTCATTATCTAATATAAATTATTTTAATTATTCTATATATTGAATAGAAATATTCATTAAATTTATAGATGACCTAGACAGCATTCTAGGAGAGCCTCACCACATGCGTAGAGACGGAGCCCCAAGCGGAGTCATGCTGAATAATAGAAATCGGAAAATGGAATAGAAAAATAAAAGAAAGCTAATATACTATGTATAGTATAAAAGGGAGCGTTAGCTTCCTTTTATTTTATTTTATTTTATTTCAATGGAATAGGTTATGCTAAAATATTTTTATTAAAATTAAACACAAGATATAGCATAACCATATCTATTAGATAAAAATTAAGTTTACTATTTAAAACTAATATATTAAGTAAATCCTAAGATCAATTTTAAAAGAACGTTAGAGACTATAAAACAAGAATACAAACATTGTGAAATAGGCGATTTGGCATCGCTGAATGTGTACCTCCATTTATTTTCATTTCTATATTATTAAAATGTAAATAAAACACAAAAGGATAATAAATGAAAACAACATTAAATGTAACAATGTCAGCTATAGAATATGAGGCAGTAGTTAACTGCCTTAAAAACAATGCTATTGAAATAGATAGTATTATTAAAAATATCTTTGGTAAAAAGATATTTAAAAAAGGCATTAGAGTGTTTGATAAAGCACTCTTAATGCTAGGGAAAAATATAGTGCGTAAAGAACGCGTTATGATAGCGAATGGTGTTACACTAGATGTAACACTCACTATTAACAGAGACGAAGTCTCTGTAGAATATATTTATGACGTAAACAAACAAACAATCATAGACACCATAGATGTCTATGGTACATTGGTGATTGACAGCATGGCTGCTGTCAAAACACTTGTTCAAGCTAGCTTAAAAGCTAATGCTAGCTTAAATAAAATTTATAGTAAATAGTAGAGAGAATATTCTCTCTACTAATATCTTTTTTTATTTGTATTTTTATATACATATATATTATTAAAATGTAAACAATATAGAAAGTTTACACCATATTAATAAAATGAAAACATAAGGATAAACATGGTAGTTGTAATAATAGACCTTTATAGATTTAGTAAAATTAAACAGGATAGAGATATTGGTTTTATTAAATATGTAATATTAAAAGAACTTAAATTAACATATCCGTTTATAGATATAAGTAGTTTCTATTTAAATAATACTATGTATTCTACAAAGTATTATAAGTTATTTAATAACGATTTATTAACATTTGAAAAATCATTAGTAAAAATGGTAAATAAGTATTTACATATGGATTTAGTGCTTACTAACATAATAGTTAAAAAAATGTTTGTAGCTATAGAATTTAAAATAATTAAAAGGTGAATAATGAGTTTTGAATATAAAATGTTAGATAACAAAATGTTAGATGTAAGCGAATATACTGTATTAAATGCTTTTATTGTAAACATACCAACAGAGATATTAGATATGGAAAATAATTTCTTACCTTACTATTTTTCAGATATGTATTGTAATGGTATATACATAGTAGGTAGTAAAGAACCTATGATTTATTATAATTCTATTTATATAGGTGATAAAACCAATAAAGAATATATAATAAAAAGTGTGGGTGACCTAGATAATATCTTTAAAGAAAATGATAACATCACCAGAGGTAAAAATGTTTTTAACGGAATACGTGACTTAAGTAAACGCAAATATTTGAATACACGTATGTATGTTAGTGGTAAGTGCACCTATCCATTGTTTACAAATGAATTTATTAAAGCTGTGGTAAACTCATATATGAGGTATATAAACCTAGAAGCTAATGAAGTAGATAATGATTGGTTTAATATTAGTAAACATGTGCAATTATTAAATAATGATTATAAATTAGTTAAAAGTGTGGATGATTTATTTTCATATTTTAATATACCCAATACAGATGAGTATCAGGATTTAATATGGGTGTATAGGATACTTTATTACGATATAATGGAAATGGTGAAGAAATATAATCCATTAAGTCTTAGATTAAAAATTAAACAAAATATAATAATAGGTGAGTTATACGAATCACCTAGTGCTAGAAGATATAAAATAAATAAATTAGTAAGTACTACAGAGGATATGTCTGTGTATGAGAAAATATAGGAGTAGTTTTGGATTTATACAATATACTTAGTGAAGATACATTAAACGACATCTTTAAAAAATTAAATATGGAAATAGGTAGTTTTCATATATATATGTCTTCGATAGATAAAAATAAATGTAAAGATATATTTATAAATAAAAATATAATTACATTAAATAAAGATGCAATGGTAAATAATGATATAATACTAGAGTTAGCTAAAGATGTAATATATGATGCTGTATTAATTACTTTTACTATGTTTTATTTAAAAGATGAAAATAACATACAGTATAGTAATTTTATAATAAATAGAATAGTTCATGAAGTAGAAGAGGATCTCGAAAATACATATTTAAACACTAGTGTAGTTATTAATTATAGTAATTTAATATCCATGATATTTGATATGTTTGCTTATTTAAAAGATAGCATAAAATCAAGTTTAAAAAATGATTTAGACATATGCGGGTTGTTTTATATATCTGAAAAACACATATTAGATGGTAATTACATATACTCGCATACTAATAATACGTTTAAGACATTGCAGGTGAAAAGATAATGAAAACAGAAAAGACAATAGATTTAGCACCATTGATAAGGATCTTTAATAAAATAAGTTATAAAAGAAACATAGAGTTAGAAATATTGTCAAATTACAGATATCCTAATACAGGCAAAACATTAGATAAAATAATAGGGAAAGATGATAAAGATATAGATTACGATATGTTAATAAAATTTACTACATTATTAGATGTTCTGTTTTTAAAAGGTTTAAATAATCTTAAAAATGAATTGGTGTCTATCAGTGTAGTAAATGTAACAAATTATAAAGGCAGTTTATATACATCATTCGTAGTAAAATATAAATAGGAGTTAGTATGGTGGATGTATTAAAAAAAGAATTAAATTTATATAATAAGAATGCTGAAAAAGTTATATTAGAAGATATTGTTACTAATGATATTTTAGATACATACAATGAACCTGATATAACTTTAACGCAATATACAATAGATTTTAAAGATATAGTTGATATGTATTACAACTATTTAAAAAAAGAAATGAGTGTGTTAGTTGATTACGATAAAGAAACATGGTTAAGTACTATAATATTACCTACTCTGGAAGAATATATATTACATATAAATATTTTGTTTACAAATAGAATGTTGTATGATTTACCGGATATATTACACACTTCTATTATTGGTATAAACGACGATGTTGTTTACGAAGAACTAGTTAAATATTTTAGTATTTTATTAATAGATGAAAGATATAGTTTTAGTTTATATTCTGTGTTTAAAAAATTAAATTTAATTTATGATATAAAACACAAACACGATGTTACTGTTGTTAATGATATTACTATACCTATAAAATGGTATAGTAATACATTTAAATTAAAAATTTACGAATTAACGATTTATTCATAAGGAGAAAAAAATGGTCGACATACCAAAAATATTTATAGAAGATTCTAAAATATACAATCAAGATTTATACGAACATATTACTAAAGACACTGGACCTGTGTTGTATGGAAAAGGTAGATTAGTAAACGTGGTAGAAATAGATTTTACTAAATATGTAAAAGATTTATCAAGTTTATTAGAAAATAAATTTGGGTTTATTAATGACATGTCTTTAGAGAATAATTTAATTAAACCATATATAGAATCTATGGTGTATGAGTATGACAGTATTAATAAAAATAAAATTGATGGTTATGTATATTTAGTACATAATTTACGAAATACTGTAAATAATTTTATTAAAAATTCTAATGCACGTAATCTATCTATGGATGATTTAATAGTATTAAATAATTGTATGGTAAATACAAATGCTAGTTTTTTAAAAATAATAAATAACACTATTTTACATAATGATTTTGTTAAAAAAGAAAGCATTAAAATATTTCCTTTTAAATGGAAAAATAAAGTAATAGAGGATAAAGATATACTGACGATTTTAATCACATGGAATTAAAGTGACTAAAACATAAAAGAGGTATATATAATGTCTGGAATCTTTATTTACGATAATAAAAAAAATGCGTTTTACAGTATTAACAAAACAAGTCACATAAGTTGTTATGACGATGCTGTATTTTATTTAAAAGCAATAGATGCTATAGATGATGTGAGTGATTGTAAAGTAGTGGCTGGCGACACATCACTATTAACAAAATATGAGTTTACATATGTGTTTAAAGGTTTTTATATTTTTAAACCTAAACTACCAGTATATTTAAAATTATTACACAACGTTAAAATATTACCAGACATTATCTTGTTTGTTGAAAATGGCAGTTCTGTTATTTTACCAACAGTACTGTCTGAAGAAATAATTAAAGATGAGTTTGATAAAGATACTGTAGATAAAACACAATATGGTAGATACATAATCTATGTAGCTGATAATGATTTTGAAAATACTATAAAAATACATACAGAAGAACGTGATTATAAATATTTAATTATAGATGGTAGAGTAAAAAAATTTAATATGATTGGAGAATAATATGTTTGAAATAGATAAACTGTATAATTTCAGTACTATAGCGCCAGTGACCTTATCTGAAAATTATAAAAATATGAAAGTGTTGGGAGAAGTTACTTTTCAAGTAGCTATACAATTTACAGATGTAGTAACAACACGTAATAAAATAATTAAAGAAACTGGTACAGAATTATTAGATCCAAAAATAGTTAAATATGTTATTTTAAAAAACGAAGACGGTGATAGAGTTATTCTTGGTTTAGATTGGATTGTTACAGACAGTATAATTATGGTGGATAGTGTGGATGCTACCATAGTTATACCAAATATTAATAGTGAAGATTTAGTTATTATTAAAAATGCAATATTGGCATTAGGACATAAAAATTTAACAATCACCACTAATTAATTTTTTTTTTAAGAAGGAAGTAGTGTGTATGAAAGTTTAAAAATATTTAAAAAGAATGATCATGAAGCTAATGCTAAAGATGATATAGATTTTAAAGATAGTAGTTGGGTGGTAAACTCATTTATGTCTAAAAACAGAAACTTTAGTAGTCCTGATAATGTAAATAGATATTGGTCAATAGTATCTACTAAGTTTACAGACACTAGTTTGGGTGGAAATATAGCTGTAAACCCACCTCCTCAGTTTACTAGATATGCTGACATAAAAGCTGTTAGTAAGTCATCACATAGAAATCCGGTTAGGATAGGTGATTTAAAAGGTAACATAGGTATGGGTAGATATTATGGAGAAGCTATAGATGATAATGGTGTGGATGCTTTTTTTACATACGGTATACCTGAGTTCAATAATTCATTATCTTTTGCAATTAGCTCAGTAGACTATAGACAATCCGTGATAGCTAATAGCGGTAGAGCCCCTATTGGTTATGACATAGGTAATATATGGGGTACCGCTGTATTGTTTGTAGCATTCCCGATTATAGGCCCATTGTTATGGACGGCTAATAAAGCTTACGATATATTAATAGGTCCTGGTAAAACATCTTATTATTATTTAAAACCAGCTATGAGTGAATATTGGTCTACTGTAAATACTATAGCTAATATGATGGCTACTGAATTAGGATTTGTAGCCCCTGAATTTACTACTAAAGGTAGTGCTTCAAAATCAATAGGTTCTCCTTTAAAATTATCTACAATAGAGATGGACGCTATGAGAGACTACATGCCTGATTTAATTTCTAATAGAAATTATATAGATGTCATGGCCATAGTGACTAAAGCACAACGTATGGCTAATCAGAAATTTATGACTGAAATGGATATGTATGCATCAGGTGCTATTAATACAACTAATTTTACTGGATTAGTTAAAAGTAATATTATAGATAAACATGATTTAAAACAAACTAGTTTTGCTAGTTTTGTTAATGAATTATCTATGTCTAAAGAAATTTATAAACGACCTAAAACTATTAAAGTAAATAAAGAGATTAGTACTAAAACTGATAATAAAGTTAATAAACAATTTACAGCTAATGCAGATGGTACATTACCTTTACCGGAAAGACCTGTAGATACAGACAGTTATATTAATGCTTTTAAAAAGACATATGATAGCGTGGTTAGAGAGGGTGCTTTATACGCTGTGTATAGAGTAGATAACCCCGGTAATGTATCAGAGTCATTTAGAAATACTACCACAGATATAGCTTTAGAAGGGGCTTTAAAAGGTATTAGTAATAAAGTTAAATCTGTGAAATACAGTATGAGCGGTGGTAATATACTACCAGGTATGGATAAAATATTTGGTTATGTTAATGATACTTTACACGGTGCTTTAAATGGCGTATCAATGGGATTATCTAATGTAGCTACTTCTTTAGAAGGAGGTGGTAATATATATCTAGATAAAAGATGGGATGACAGCAGTGCTACATTTCCAGCTATTACATTTAAAACAAAACTAATAGCTCCATATAATCATCCTTTATCAAAATACAAAAATATATATTTACCACTAGCTATGTTATTAGCAGGAGCATTACCAAGAAGTACAGGTAACAATTCATATACAACTCCTTTTCATTGTAGTATGTTTTTAAGAGGAAGGCAACATGTATCAAACGGAATAGTTACTACCCTGACTATTACTAGAGGTACAAGTAATCTACCTTTTGATAAACAGAAACAACCTTTAGCTATAGATGTCAGTTGGACTGTAAGTGATTTAAGTAAAATGATGCCTAGCCCAACACCACAAGGAATCTTTGATGCTGTAAATACTAGCTTTAATGATGATAATCCATTAAATAGATATATAGCTGCATTATGTGGTAGAAATTTATATAATACGAATAATGCATGGCCTAAAACAAAGTTAAGGTTATCAAGAATATTTAATCAAGCAGAGTTTGCTTTATCTCCATCAGCTATGGCTATGAGAGTAGGTTCTAATATGCCTGATTTCTATAAAAATGTATTATCGGCTAAGTCTGTAAATTATACAACAAATTTTTAGATAATAGAGTAGCTATGCTACTCTATTATCTTTTTGGTCTTTTTGAAGGAGTAAAAATAGATAACGCTATTTTAGCTTTAGATTTAGAATCTAAAGATGTAGGTGGTGAAGTTATATCACCTTTTTCTTTATTATTACTCACACCGTGTATCACTGTATCGTATAAGTTAAGATCATCTTTATAAACAGACATAGAACTATTATCGTTAGGCAATGAATTAAATAAATTTTCTTTATCATCTATTTTACACTCTTTATTATTTATATTTGTATTGCTATTTAAAGACGCTAGAATGCTTTTATTACTCTTTATAATGGTTTTACCTGTTTTAGTATTAATAATGTCTTTAGCACCACTTAATGTTATTTTCTTGGACTTTATAGAACTAACTAAACCATGTGATAAATTATTATCAGGTTGGTCACTATTTGTCAACATACTTATTGTAAGTGACAATAATTTTTCAGGATTAGATAAACAAGCTAATAACCGCATTAATTCTTCTAAAGACAAACCTTGTAATAAACTATTTAACATATCGTTGTAATTCATCTGGCTCAGGCCGTTGCTATTACATACTTTATCTATTAATTTTTTTAATTTTGATTTAGCATTTAAAGGCATTCCAGGTGATGTTAATTTACCAGTAACATTTTTAACTAAACTATCTTTTAAGTTATTTTTCATGTCTGGACTTAAAGATAAATCTTTAGCATCTATATCTTTTATAGCTTGGTCTGTTAATTTATTACTTACACCATTACCTAGTTTTTCATCTATTGCATTTTTAGTAGAGTCATATTTACTGGTAGCTTCTTTAGCAGTTGTTTTCCCTATGTCAATAAGACTAGGTGATGGTCTGTCTTCTATAGATGTAGGTTTGTTAGATGTTTTTGTTTTAATCCAATCTTTAGTAGTTTTACTATTAATATTTTCAGCAGTTTTTACATTTATACTAGTAACAGCCATACTAAATCCTTTATATTATATTTCAAAGTAACGATATGTTAATTCCAAAAAAAATTTACGTATATATTACTTAACTGAAGTAGAGTAATCTACAATTAAAAAACACAAGGAAATACAATGGCAAAAGAAGTACAAGCATATGATTTAAAAGATGCTAAGTTTACAGAAGATACAAAAAGTTTAACATCATCAAACGGTAAAGAGTTAACTGAAGTTACAAAGAAAATGGAAGATGGTGTTGAGTTTTATACTACTGCATTGATTGCTGCTGGTTTAACTGTTCCTGAAGTTGAAAAAGTTGCAAAATTCCAAGAGCAACATATTAAACGTTCTGTCAAAACAGCTGTAGATGTAGCAGCTACAGTTTGTAAAGAAAACAAAGATGCAGATATTGTTAAAGTAGTTATGCCGTCAGGTTTACATAAACGTGATACTACTACCACTCGTGTTATTAAAGAAAATACATCAGTTATCCCTGGTACAGGAAAGACAGTTACTCGTCCAGCTGTTAGAGTGGTAGAAGATACAATTATTTCTGGTCCATCTAAATCATTCATTAAAGATATGAGAGAAGAGTTTGAAACTCTTTTAGCAAATTAAAACATATACACTAGGTGTTTACCTAGTGTATATATCTTTTTTTATTTACACAGCTTCATTAGTAGTTGGGTTTGTTCCCTCGTATAATGATGCACCAGTACTTTCATAATAGATGTCCGCAGGTGATTTACCTTTAAGATTAGCAGCTACTTCAGTAGCGGGTAATAAAATATCATCTGGAGTTCTTGTATATAGTTTTAAACTATCTAAGACAGTGTTAGCTAAATCCATGACTCTTTTATTTGTAGATGGGATAGCTAAACCACCCATTTCAATAGTCATGTCTTTAAGTTCTCTACCAGCTGTTTTATCTTTTTTACCAACAATATCAGGATTGCTAGTAGGAAATAGATTTCCAACAAACCAACCATGTGTAGCTTTTCTTAGCAATACATCTGGTTCTATAAATAATACAGTACACGTCCAAAACTCTGGAGAATAAACATCAACATCCTCCATGCCAGGTAGCGTGGTGGCTAATGGTGATTTTGTATCTGGGTCCATGACACCATATCTAATCCACGTATCTAATAAAATCTCAAAAGGTATGCCATATTTTTCACTTATACCTATAGATACGTTAGTATCAGCTCTAGTAACATTAGTAGGTTCTTTAAATTTACCACCACTTAGACCAGTCTCTTTTTCATTAGTATCTACAGTTAAAGATGAATCAATTCCATCAATAGTTTTAGCATGTACTTCAAAAAATGCTTTAATAGCTTTTCTCCAGTTATCCGGGTTTGGTAGATAATCAAATACTTTAGGAGTATCTAATACAATTGCAATTAAATCTTTTCTAAGATATGATTGATTATACATATATTCACTAATATTCTTTTCATTATCAATTCCACCGATCATAGGTAGAAAACCAAATTGACCACCTTTTTCTAAACTAACACTAGCGATACCGTTATTCCAACCATCTTTATTTAAAGATTGATCAAATATACTAGTTTTTACATTCATTATTTCATCCTTCTATTTTATTTAAATAGATGACCTAAAGGTCACCCATTCTCATTGCTACTGTATATGTTTTCATTACAGTTCTAGGTACATTAGCGCCTAGTTTAAATGCTAGTGTCCAACTAAATCCAGCTGCTTCATCAAAATCAGTAATGATTGCTTTAGGAATTATTTTAACAATACCAGCATGCATACCATCTAAAAGATCGTTAGCATAATCTTCTACAGCTTCAATGAACTCAGCAGGGGTAAGTTCAGTATTTCCAGTAAAGTATCTTTGTACTTTTCCAGCTACTTGATTGATATTTGTAATCGCCATACCTGTAAAGAAACTATTTAAGACACTAGTGTCGTTTTCATAAATTGTTTGCATAGCAGGGAAATGGTATCTTTCAGTATCATATGGTTGTGGGTAAACAAGACCTAAATTCCATAGAGCTGGTTTTACACCTTGTGGTATAAATTTAGGATTAATATCATACATACTTTCAATAATGTTTTTATGTCCCGAATCAAAGATGTTTACTTTTTTCCATTTAGGACCACCCATCATTTTAGCAGCTTTTACAGCTACATCATATGTAAGACTATAATAACTATTATCTAGACTATTAGTTTTACGACCATCACCCATAACTACTAACGCTCTAGCTACACCAGTACCAAAGAATACAGATTCTGGGGATAAAGAAGCTCTAGATTTTAAGTTAATACCTACAGCTCTATCAGTGACAATATCATTGCGTTTTTTACCATCTGAATTTTGTCTAGTACCAACAACTACAAATGTATCTTTACGAACAGTGATAAAGTTAAATAGTTTATTTTTTAACCATAGATCATAACCAGTATCATACATAATGTTTTCTACATTTACTGCATTATCCATTACATCACTATCAGGATCTAAATATTTATCTAACTCTAACCCCATGGCTGTTTGAAAACTGTCATAACTAGTGTCGCCATCATCTCCACCACCTAAATAAAATGGTAAATTGTAAGCTAAGGTAATTTCTTCTTGACTACCACTTACTGCTGCAGGTGATTCATCAATTTCCATTCCAAAATATGGAACGCGTTTAGTACTGAAGCCATTGAATACATTTAAAAGATATGTTTGGTCGGTCAAAACATCTGTATCTATAAAGTCAAACCACTCACTGGTATTTACAACACTACCGTCGTTAACAGTAATATCTTTATTAATAAAATCTTTTTCTACTTCTAAGATTCTTTTATTAACCAATTCTAGGTTATCTATATAGATATATGGTTCTTCAATAACAGCAGGTTTTAAAGGTAATAGTAAATCAGTAGTGTTTGACCACATACCAGCTGTAGTAGCTAAATCAATAGCTAAGTTTGTAACAGGGTCTTTTGCATTAGCTTTAAATACAAATTTTTCAGATGTAGATTTATATAAATCTTTATAAACGACACCATTACCACTTTCTCTATTATACAAATATAATTCATAAGGTAATGCTTTTACTTTATTTAAAAAAGTATCACTCACATCAGAGTTTAAAGCTAGTTCAATACCCATACCGACGTTGTTATACCATTCTCCAAAGTGAGCTGCAGGTATCTCTAACACGGGATACATTGTTGAAATAACATCACCATCACTATTTTTAATAGTACCTGGTTTTGATTTTAAAAGGCCAACATGTCCGTCTATATCAAAACTTTGAATTTCTTTAATTATTTTAACTTTGTAACCATCGACAGGACCTAGATCAGTGTCTTCTACTTTATTACCAAGTTCATCAATAACAATGCTACCATCAGCATTACGTTTATAAACAGGTATGCTAGTTTGTACTACATCTAGATAGACACTTACATTAGCTTTACCAGATACTCTAGTAGGCAACATACGTTTAACCATAATTAGATTACCTTCTTTTGTAATAGCTTTTAAATAGTCTAAATGTTTTCCATAGTATTTACTATCTAGGTTAAAAGACTCTTCTCCATATAGTGATAAAAGTTTACCACCGTCTACTAGGTTATTTTCCAAATCACCTTTTTGGAAAAAACTATAAAATTTAGGTAAATGTGTTGGTAACACAATTGGATCAATAGTTATTTCACGAGTTGATTGATCGTCTGTACCCAAATAAACAGTTTGCGGGCTAGCATTTCTTATAATTGCCATCGTATATCCTTTATTTTATTTTTGATTTAAAATATCATTATAAGCGTAAAAAAATATATATTCTACTATAGATACAGACACCTGTATCTATAGATTTTTTATTTAAATGTAAACATATTACTGCCAACCAACATATTTATAGAACTATGTCTATGCGTGATTATTTTAGTAAAATTATTAGTATAATCATAATTAAATTTATAAGAATTTGAAGATGCGTTTATTGTATCTATTATTAAATAATCATTACTATTTTCATTATCATTGTACTTCGTATACAATACACTGTTGTTTATTAACGTATGTCCAATTAATTGTTTATTTTTAAAATCGTCTGGTATAGATAATGCTTTTGTAATTGTATTAAATGTAAAGTTATACATATATGTAAATACTGCATTATCAGCAGTAGGTAGTATCAATACAGTATCTTTATTAATTAATGATACATTTATATTAGTTATGTTTAAAGATACTGGAAAAGATATTGTACCGTAATCATTTATAGTATTATTTAAAATATTTATATATTTTATAGTAATTGTAGTATCACTATCGGTTTTCATAAATATATATAATTTATTATTTATTAATATAAAATTATTAGAGTAAATACTGTTTTCATCACCTAGATTAGTATGGCTATTTATTAATGTTATGTTATCTGTATAGTTATTATAACTATAAACATTTACATTTAGAACTCCGTTATCATTATACGCTACTATTAATTTATTTTTACTAATAAATTTTATTTTAAACATATTGCCATTTATAGTCGTAGTAGTAGTTTTTAATAATGTGTAATTATTATTAAATCTATCATATTTATATATTACAATATTGTTATTATTTACAGTAAGTATTTTACCATAAATATTTTGTTCAGTAATTAGTACACTAGCATCAGTTATCATATTTGTACTATCATTAGTTAACGTTATTTCATTATCATAATGAAATTTTTTATTAAAATAATTTTGATTTGTTTTTTCTTGCGTAGTTAAGTAATGATCTCTATCGGTAGTTACGTTATTTCCGTTACTATCTAAATAACTTATATTTAACCTAATATAATATCCTTTATCGTATTCTAATATAAATGTATTTAATTCTATTATATTATTAACTATTGTTAATGCTGGCGTTATAACAGAATCTATTTCACGTTGATCTATAACAATACCATTCATATCTAATAAAGTAGCTTTATTTAAAGTTACATTTCCATTAGCTTTTTCAAATATAAATTTATTTATTACATTTGGATTTAATTTATTGTAGTTACCTACTAAATTATACATTAATTCTGAATAACTATAATATCGTTTTCCAACTTTAGAAATTATCCCTAGATCAGATATAAAAATTGCTTCTACTATTACAGCTGTTTGAGTTGTAAAATTATACATAGCAATAGGTATGTTTATTGTAGTTTCTGGGGTATCTGTTATTATTGAGTATAATTCATTATCGTATATATCTGAAATAATTAAACAAGTTTTATCGTGTAAAGAAGATTGTGTGGGTGTGTTTAAAATAACATCCATGCCGTTATCAGAATCAATATTTATATTTACTATATACGGTGTGTCTATAATTAGGTCATTAGCTATTAAGCTAGTATCAGTATTTTTTGGTAAGATAGGGTTTGGTCCTAAAACATTATCATATTCTAATTCATTACCATCACTATCTTTAAGATGTCTTAAAGCTGTTATATAATATATTGTATCTGGCGGTATTACTAAATTAAATAATAATGTATTAATGTTATCTTCTGATTTTACTTTTTCATATATTAAATTACTAGCATTTATATCAGAGTAGACTCTCCATGTAGTAGCAAAGTTTGTTGATCCGGCAGATGTATCCCATTCAGGTATTGTGTATAATTCCATGTTTATTCCTTCGTATATGCTTTATTATTAATTCAAAAGAAACTTTCAAACTTACAAATAAACTGATAAATATAAGTAATTAAAGGAAAAATATGGCACGTAAAACTATGGGTGATAATAATAATTTAAAACTAAGACCTAGTATAAATGTGGGGGCCACTATAGATGTGCCTACAGGTACGATAGTAACAGGGGCTAGGGGTGAATCTATTATAAATGGTGGTTTAAGTAGTGTGGAGGGTTTTACTGGCTTAGGTAATAATTTTAAATCTACATTAATGCACTTTATGATGGTGACGGCAGCAGAACGTATAGAAGCTGGTTTACCGAATATGACTACATTACATACTTACGACACAGAAAATAATATGTCTTTAAATTTAGATAGAATAAATTCTTTAGGAAATCAGTATACTAAATATTTACCAAATGATTTATTGGATAATGATATATGGACCATAAAAACAAAAGCTGAAGTAGATGGTGTTGAATGGTATCGAAATGTTTTTACAAAACATATAAATGAAAAGATGGTAGAAAAAGGTGCTATGGTAGAATATGAAGCGTTTTTAGATAAACGTACTGGCGGTCCATTAAAACTTTTATACCCTACTTTTGCTGAGATAGATTCACTCACAGAGTTAGAGGGTGATGGTACAATGGATATGTTGGAGAAGAACGACATTGAAAAAACCAATATGATGTATATGCAACAAGGTAATCTAAAAGCTAAAATATTAAAAGACATGCCTAGACTCACACATAAAGGAAATGTAAACCTTTTATTAACGACACATCTTGGTGGTAAAATAGATATGTCTTCAAATCCATATAGTAAACCTACTAAAGATTTACAGTATATGAAACAAGATGAAAATATTAAAGGTGGTACTAGTAAGTTATTCTTTTTAACTACACATTTATGGAAAGCATTTGGAGCTACTGCATTAATTAATCAAGGAACTAAAGGACCTGAATACCCGTTGTATGAAGATGATTTAGCTAATGATTTAAATATAGTAAAAATGATGCAATTTAGATCTAAGACAGGTCAAAGCGGTTATACATTAGAGATAGTTATTTCTCAAAATGAAGGGGTCATACCTTATTTAACAGAATTTCATAATCTTAAAAAATCTAAATATGGTATAGATGGTAATCCCAGAACTTTTCATTTATCATTAGTACCAGATGTTAATCTTGGTAGAACTACTGTAAGGCGTAAATTAAAAAATGATGCTAAGTTACAAAGAGCAGCAAACATATTATCAGAAATAGCGCAGTATAAAGAATTTAAACCAGTTTATGGTCCATTATTTTGTAGTGGTGAAGAACTCTACAATGATATTAAAGAGCTTGGGTATGATTGGGATATTCTATTACAATCTAGAGGTTGGTGGGCTATTAAACAATACTCTAAAGACATACCGCCGTTCCTGTCAAGCATGGATATTCTTAGAATGAGAAAAGGTCTTTATCACCCATACTGGATGGATGAAAATAAAAATGTTAAAAAAGAATGGGCTAAACATTTTAAGATTGAAGAAAAGAAAATAAATAAAAAGGAAGAAAAAGGTGATTAAAAAAATAGGTGGAAAACAAATATCTATAAATGAAATGGATAAAATTGTAAATAACTTTAAAGAGGATGCAATAAAGTTAGCTAATTTAAAACCATCTAAAGATGATGTTAACTTATATGGTCATATTTTAAAATCATTTACAGATGAAGAAAATATAAAAAACTTTAGAAAGATAGTAGAAGCAGATGATCCATTTTTAATAAATAGAAATGACATAGCTCAACGCCTGTCTATATCAGTTTCTTTAATGAGATTTTTATATAAATTTAAAGATGATAATCCAGATACCAATATAATACTTATTTTAAAATTTGTACCATATTATACTGAAAATAAGGTATGGTTAAATCTTATGTTGAATAACGCATTACCACTGATGGTAAATAATAAAATTATCTAGGAGATAAAAATGACTGAAACAAACAGAAATTGTTATGTAGAAAATAGTGATGGTACAGGGGGTAGAATTAATTTAACTATAAAATTAGATAACTCTTTACCTATATTGTCTATTAATGATGCTACTATAAGCAACCATAAAATATTTTCTAAAACTTTAATAATTGCTGATACTACTAAAGTTTTATATGGTACAAATGATACAAATAAAACAAGATTTAAATATTTATTTAATGGTATTAATACATACAATAACATAAATGTAGCTTATTACTACGATAATAAATTTAAAGATATTATTTGTTTACCTACACTAGACTATTATGATACTACTTTAGAAAATGGATCTTTAGTTATTGTAGATGGTTTTAAAGTTGGTTGCGATAAACCAATCACTGGAACAAGCTTGGGGTTATCATATCCTAATGAAAATATTGCTTTTAAATACCCAGAACCAATAGCAACTCCAGATAATGTTGAATTAGTAGAATTAAATTTACACGGTCTTTATAACAGAGCATCTGTTAAAGAATATAAAGGTTCGTTAAATACAGTTGGTAAAGGTAGTATCAGCACTGCTATTAATGGTGTTACTTTTGTGAAAATAAATAAAAATGATTTATTTGGAGTAGATGTTAAATTACCTACATATATTTTAACTCCGTTGGACTTTATTAAGTTTAGATTAAAATATGTTTATGAGGCATCTACAGAATATATTTACATACCTATTCCTAATTAAGGATTAAAAAATGGCTGGTAGAAAAGATGCAGAAGCATATGCTTTAAAATATGTTAAAGAGATAACAAAATCTGAAAACAATATAAACTTATGTAAAGATTTATTTAAACGACTTAATGATAAAGAGTTTAAAGAATTAATGTATAAGTTTTTAAATGGTGAAGATGTTTTACCAGTTATAGTTCCTACTGGTAAAAGTGATGTGAATATAACTTTGGAAAATAATATTAAAGTATCTAAAGATTTGGGTATTAATTTTTACCAAAGAATAGAAGTAAAAAAAGATGGTGTAAAACGAATGTCTGACAATACTTTTTTTATTTCGCATATGATGGTGCGCAGAACAAAACAAACAGCTGCTAAAGGTATAGCTGTAGCTAAAAATAGTACTAAAATAAATCCAGTTACTGGACAAGTAAAAGATGTAAGTGCTGCTAATAAAATGTCTTTTCCAGAAACTCAAATATGGGTAGGTATGGGTGCTAATAAAACATTACAAGAACTCTTAAAAGATAGAGGTGGTGATCTTGGTTCTAATAAGGTAATGGTGGGTAGTTTAATAAAAACAGGTCAAGCTTCTCAAGTTTTAACAGAGCAATATTCCACTGGAGTAGAATCTACAAAAAGTTTAAAAGCTTATCTAAATGCAATGCATATAAAATCTACACTATAGGGAACTCCCTATAGTGTAGATATTTGTTTTTTATAACATTATTACTGTGGTAAAATCATTGGCATTACCTATATCTGTATTTGATACTTCATATACAATACTATTTTCTTTAATATTTATATTATCTTTAACGTTTAAATCATATAACTGCAATATGTTATCTGAAAATTGTAAACTTATACTTTTTAAGGTAGTTCCAATTTCTTTAAACCTATTATACCTAGCTTTGTTAATATATAATAAAGATTTTTGTTGTTGCCCTATGTTTATACTAGTGGTATATGTAGAAATATTATTTATGAAATTATTATCGTATAAAAATTGTATAGTATACGATTTAAAATTATTTATAAATTTTAAATATTTTTTGTATACGTTAGTTATTTCTGAACTTTCATTTATATTTATATTAAAAATTTTATCAAAGACATTGTATAACGATTCAGTAGCATCATTTTCATTTATTAAAACATCATTACCAATTTCATTATTTAATATTTCAATAATTGATTTACTATTATCTACTTCTATTTCATCTTCTATAAATAATTTATTAAATACATATTTTAAATCAGCTGATAAAAGCAAATCATTTGTATTTGATACATAATACCACATTTTAGAATATAGTGATTTTAACTGTGATATTAAAGCATTTAAATTACTAGTATGTATACTGTGTTTAATTATATGTACGTCTACTAACACGTCGTCTAATATGTGGTATAATTTTTCTTTAAAAAATGTACCTACAATTAATTCTTCTTTTGTTATATTTGTATTTAAAATTCCAGTATATAAATATTTATCTATAAATACAGTATTAGGATCTATTTTATTACTGGCAGCTAAACAAGCCATTATGTAAGGTATGATTGATTTTTTATTTAAATATATAATTTTGCCATCAGACGGATTTACAAAATATTTATTAAAATCATAGGTAGTTTTATCATAAAAGTACAATAAGTTATTTAAAGATAAAGTTAATATTGTAGAATTAAATCCTTTCTTTAAATTCATTTTATCAAACATTAAAATTTTAGTATTGGCTATATTATTATTTAAATTTTCTATTTTTGAGGTAACACTATCATTAATTCTATTAAAGTCATCTTCTTTAAAATAGTTTAAATTTAATTCTAAATTTAGTATATCTTCTTTTGTTAAATTATTTTCTTCTACATTATCACCATTAATAGATTTTTTAGAAAAACCGTGGTTAGATTCGTAATAAGGTTTTGTTAAATCAGTTATTTCATTTATTAATTCAGGTTTATGTTTATATAATTCTAGTGTTCCGATGCCTATATTATTACTTGTAAATATATTTTTAATAACTTCTTCTAAAGTAGAGTTATGTCCTATGTACTTTTTTAATCTACCTAAGTTATTGTATAACCATAAAATAGATTCTCTGTTCATAAAACTTAAATCATCTTTATTAATATTGTTATAACTACCTATATAATTAAAAATATCAAAATCACAAGCAAACGCAGTTTTATTATATCTACTTCTAACAGCTAAAATCATTAATGGTAAAAGATTATCTAATGTTCCTAATAAAGCTGGTAAAAATAATTCATCTACATTATATTTTTTATTATTATGTATTTTAAAAAAATTAATAATAAATTGTTGTAATTCAGGTATTAAATATACTTCATTCTCACCTATTAAAGTTTTATCGTAATTAAGTATTTCACAATCTTTTGCTACAATAGCTTTATTTATATCAACAGGATTTATCAATGCTTTTATATATAAAGATTGTTTAGGATATTTTTTTAACAACAAACTGAATGTAGTATCATATTGAGATAAATCATTTTTAAGAATAGGGTAGTTATTTATATTTTCTATATTTATTTCTGCTTCTTGTTTTATATCTGGTATATATGTTATTACGGGTGTGTCTATTGCATGTAATTTTCCAGATATATTTAAATAGTACTTACTATTTATTTTATCAGGTATGTCTATGTCATAATACTTTTTAATATTTAAGTTTATATACGTATTAATATTTTTAATATTTATTATTAAACTTCTAGCTATTTTTATACTGTTTTTTACATGTTCTTCTACTGATATCATAAGTATCCTTTTTAATGTACGTCATTCATCTGAAGATATGTAAATATATAAGGAAAAAATATGTCAAAAATTACAATGCCGAAAAAACGTTCTGAATTACAAGATTACGATAGAGCTTTGCGGAATATTAAAAGAGAAAATAAAAATAAAAAATCAAATGTACACATAAGTGAAATAAAGAGAATCAGTGAAGAAATTAAAAATAAAATAGGTGTAAATGAAGATATATATGCAGTGTTCCCAGACATTAAATTAGGTGTGGAAATATTAGTATCTTCAATTATATCTCCTAATGATATGTTGCAACCTACTTTAACATATAATATAAATAATAATGATTTACCCACTAGTGTAGCTATTGTTATCAATGATAAAATACGTAATTACATAAAAGATAATTACAACATAACAGATAAGCTATACAATATTGTAGAAGAGTATATGTACACTAAAGGCGCGTATGTTGAGATGATCATCTCTAACGAAGCTATAAATACAATGGCTAAGAATATGATTCGTAGTGGTAATGAAAATTTTGTAGAAGATAGTAGTATAGTAGATAAAGATAATGTTGTTAAAAATATTACTATAGGTGATGTGTTGACTATTAGTAATAGAACTAGTGATGTTGTTAAAAAAGATATAATTAAAGTAAAATCAAAGTTAGTTAAAAACAGAAGAATAATTGCTGGTAATGAAAATATTGAAGATAGTGATGATTTAATATTTTTAATGGATACTGAAAAATCACAATCTACGCCATTAACAAAGAAAATACCTATTGAATCAGTTATTCCAATTTGTAATGAAAATGATCCATCTGTACATTATGGGTATTTTATAGTACTTGATTCTACTAATACACCTGTCGTTGAAAAAAGATATGGTAGTACAGCTATAGATATTTTAAATAGTGGTGATAAAGGTAGTATTAAATCTATTATGAATAGAGCTAATACATTAATAGGTGGTAGTCAAAATACCAGCAAAGGTACTAAATTACAAAATATAGATTATTTAAGAGAAGAGTTAGTAATTTCTAAATTAAATAAAAGTATTGAAGGAACTGAAGTAGGTTCATTAGGTGGTGTCAATTATGAGACTGATACAGGTGTTTTGGATGTAGTATTAAATAGAATTTTAGAAAATAAAAAAACTAAAATTGTATTTGTACCAGAAACTCTTTTATCTTATTTTGCATATGAATACAGAGATAATGGTACTGGTGTATCTATATTAGAAAAGGTGTCGGTATTAGCTAGCATGAGGGCTATTATGACTTTTGTATCTTTAATGTCATTTGTAAAAAGTAGCATACCAATTACTAGCGTAGATGTAACATTAGATCCAAATGATCCAGATCAAGAAGCAACAAAAGAAATAGTAATGAGTAGTGTCATGTCTAATAAACAATTAAACATGCCCATAGGTGTATTAAAAGTAGACGACATTACTAGTTGGTTAAATGCTAATAACATCTATTTTAATTTTGATGGCGGTGACACCGATATGAAAATAGATATTAACCATGAAAATGTTGATATAAGTCCTGCGAATGATGATTTAAAAGAAACTATAGATAAACATTTAATACAAGCGTTAGGTTTAACACCAGAGATTATTGATAACGGGTATAGTCCAGATTTTGCTACTACTGTTATTTATAATAATATTTTGTTAAGTAGACGTATTTATAAATATCAAACTACATGTAACACACATATAACTAAACATATTAATAAATTACTATCTCACGATGGTGTTATCGAACAAGAAATTAAAGATATTATACTTAATAATATTAAAGATATTAAAAAGACCATGCTTAAAAATATGGCTAATGAGTTAGATAGAAAAAGATTTAAAATATTAAAAGATGAAGTAATTGCTAATATGGTTTATTATAAATCTATAGATAAGTTAAAAGTATCTTTACCACCTCCAATTGTTAATGGCGCTACTAACTTAGCGGATACATATAAAGACTTTACAGATAATATAGATGATGTATTGGATATGTTATTTGATAGCGATGTATTACCGGATGAAATAATAGGAGATTTTAGTGATAAAGTAGATACTCTTAAAAAATTAGTAAAAGCTATCATTATTAAAAGATGGTTAAGTGAAAACGGTTATATGCCAGAAGTAACAGAATTATTTACATTGGATAAAGACGGTAAACCAATTATAGATGTATTAGAAGAATATGGTTCATATGTAGATTCTTTAGAAGCTGCTATTATGCCTGTATTAAAAGAGATGAATAAAACAAAGAAAAACATAAATGAAAAATTAGAAAAAATAGATAACGATGATGATGAAAATGAAGATAATTTAGAAAGCGGTGATACTGATGAAACACCAGATAATGATTCTGAAGAAGAAAATACAGATGATTCTGGGAGTGATGAAAATATCGATAATGAAGATAACGAAAGTGATGAAGAAGAACCAGAAATGCCAGAAGTATAATACACTACACATACATGCAGACGCATGTATGTGGTTTATTAGTCTCTAAATCTTTTTTCATATATATTATTAAGATGTGATATATCGGCCGATTTATCCAATTAATTACAAAGGATCTATAATGAATAGAGTACCATTAAATGCAAACGATCAAGCTATTTTAGCAGAAATCCGAAATACATTACAACAGTACCATGATAATAATATGCAGGTACCAGTAGCTAATCCGCAAGAACAAGAAGCACTAAATATTTTGTACGGCATGTTCAATGCAGCAGCACAAAACGGAACACAGATAACATCAGTAACACCACAAGAGGGCATGGCTGTAAAAATTATATATGAGTTAATAGGCAAGCAATTAGCAGCTGCCAACGCGGTTACATATAGCACAGGAGTAGGTATGGGTCAAAATATGTTTGGGAATGCACAAGCAACACAAACCACTAACATGTTTGGTAGCCAACAACAATCTACTGGTATGGAAATTTCTATTCCTGATGCAGGTACTAATACGGTAGAACCAACACAACAACCTACTGTGTTTAAAAAAAGTGAACCATTAATTACTGTAGACAATGTGATAAATTATTATACACCAAAACGCGGTAGTGAATACATGCCAATGTATGATGGGGATGCATATGAGTTAACTTACGTGATAGATGGTGATCTATTTGAATATGCTTTAAAAGCAAAAGGAGAGTAATATGTTATTCAATAATGGAGATGATTTAAGATATACATGTATGTCACAACCAAATGTAGTTATAGATACTTTACAAGTAAACATAAAACCGGTAGCTTATGCTAAAAATAAAGGCGTGTTTTTAGACTTAAAAAAACATATAGACACGGAAGGAATATTACCATATGTAGATACCGACGCGCCCGCAATAATAAAAGATTTTCTTAACACAAATATTACAAATGAAATTAACAGAAAGTTAAGATCTAGAGTAAAAGATTCTGCTTTTATAACTAATTATAATTTAGATAGAAAAGAGCTTATTGAAGCTAGTCGTGAAATTAAAGATTACAAAATTTTTAATGATAGCATTGATTTTAAAGGTAAATTTAAAATTATTGAAAAATATTATAAAGATGTTGAAGAAGAGTATAAAGATGATAAATGTTTGATTTTAATTTACATTACTCCGATTAAAGCAGTGTGTGTTAAAGATGATTATATTTTAAATAACGATCATCTTGAAAGAGGTATTACTATGGGTATACCTGCTGATAGTAATTTAGCATATTTCATAACTAACAATGAATCATTTTCAAATCATGATGATGAGTTAATTCTATACACGCAAAGTGGTAAACAATATTTATTAGGCAAATCAGTACATGGTTACAACACAATTAGAGTTTATAACGATGATGAATTTTTCAGTTTACATATTTAACTATATAGGATAGGTAATACCTATCCTATATAGCTGTCTATTATTTTTTTAATTTTTACAGTTAAATCTTTAGTTTGTTTTTGTACCCATGATTTATAAAGATGTGGATACGCTTCTCTTTCTAATAAAAAGTGACCCCATTGTTTATCATCATTTAGATAGCCACCAATCATCCATGTTTTCATTTCCATGTGATTTGGCCATCTATTATAAATTTCTTTTTTATATCCTAATGATTTTAAATAGTCTCTAGCTTCATTTATTTTTAAATTTAATAGATACTCTAATACCGATTCTTTAGTATAATCATTTCTTTGCAATAATGGCAGCATTTCATTTTTGATGTTATCATAAACTCTATTTACTATATCTTCAGGTAACCAATATTCATCTTCACCTACTACTCTGGCAGATACAGCTATTTGTGATAACTTACCATGTGTTCTAACTTGAGCAAATGTAAAATAAGGAGCTGATGCTTTAGTAATAAAATAATCTTTTAACTCACCACTATTGTTATACGGAATATTTTCGTATTTAATACCAGCATTTAATAAAGCTCTAGCATTTGTGTATAATTTATTTTCATCTATATAACTAAACGGCATTACGTAATTTAAAAATGTATTTAAGTTTAATGTATTAAATGTTTTTTTGGTATACAAACCCACTAAATTATCTGGCATAAAACTTATGCTAACTACTACAGGTAAAAACTCTAGAGGTCTCCCTGGTGCTTTATCTATTTTTTTAGTCATTTGACAATCGTCCATAAATTTTAAAGATGTATAATTTTCATTACCACCAGCTTCTTTAAGCAAAGCTTTATATCTATTTAAAGGATTTTTACTTTTATCATTTCCTCTAGATATTGCCGCAATAGCTGTAATAGCATTTATTCTGTTTTCTTCATTCATGTTTATTTCTGAATACTTACATCCAATTATATCTTCTATGTTTACAGCACTTACATCTGTATTTACTTTTGTTACCATACTATTATCCTTATTAAAATTCAATTTAATTAACCTCTAATAAATTTCATTTATATATTATTAATATAGTTACAAACTTAAATAAAATAAAAGGATTAGTAATGAAAAACACATGCGCATGTGTACGAGAAAATAAAGGTAAAGGCATACAACCTGCATTTACCTTGAGCGAGCTTGCAAAGGCTTACTATAATACAGATTTGTTTAACACAACCCCGGTGAGAGTAACACCATTAGATGGCAAATCATTTGCCGTAATTGATGTTGATTGGGTAAAAAATAATAGTTTCGATATTTTATCAAAACAGTGTTTATTCACTGATGGTGAAGGTGGTTGTAAATTACCGGAGTCATGTATACCAGTAAGTTGCTTTAGTGATGCTAAGACACCAGAGATAGATGGCGGGTCATTAGGATCGTCATTACTTAACAATAAAGATATTATTACTAGTACAAGTGATATCAGTAATCATGACATTATGAATGGTAAATATAATGCTGTATTATACTATCTCATGTATATGTACCAAGATGTAAAGTATGATATTGTTTACAGCGATGATGCAAAGGTAAAAGTTGATTACAACTATAAGTTAGTTGTTTTGGATAAGGATACAATTACTGCAATTAGAGAAGTATCTTTCACTTCTTTAAATGCTGTAGTTAATTCTCAATTTGAGCCACATAATAAGGTGGCGTTATATATGATGCGTAAAAATTTAAAGTATCATAATGTTATGGTGGATTGCTTAAATACAAATCTTAAAAAAGCAAAGGAAATAAAAATTCCAGAGCATATTAAGAATAGTGTTATTGTTAGTGATGAAGTTAGTAGCGAAATAGCTGCTGAAATTAGCAAGCTTTTAAGAGTTTACTACTTTGTTAATAATCCTGCTAAATATAAGTATATTAACAAGTACTTTAAAAAGGTGCAAGTAAAATATATCAGATATTTGATATACACATTAGCAAACAAACTATTTGTTAGCGATGGTGAAAATATGTTATTGAAAGAGGGTAATTTTTTTCAGGTAAATGAAGTATCTGCATTTAACATACCAGCAACTGATCTTGCTAAAGAGTATGTTAAAATCGTAGAAGAGGGTGCCGTCAATCGGTTAGAGATTCTGTTAAATACAGATTATGATTTTAAAGAAAAACTAAAAGGATAAATTATGGCAAAAGAAAAAGAAAAGAAAGATAATTGCAGTTGGCTAAAAGCAGCTGCTATTTTTGTAAGTGGAGCTGCTGCTGGTGTAGCAGCAGCTGTATATGCGGAAGATGTAGTGGAGTATGTCGGGGACATCATTGATAGTGATGTGATCGAAATTCCAGAACAATAATATATAGAGTAGCTTATTAGCTACTCTATATACATTTTTTTTTTATTTATACCACGGGATTAATCATAGATTTAATGTGTCTATTAAAAGCTACACTATCATTCATGAAAGATACTTTACTCCAAGTCTCTCTTAAATATTCGTCATATTCATCCCAGGCATCTTCCCATTTATCTATTGTGTCTGATATTTTATTTAAATCATGACCGCCGTATATAAAACCTTTATCTACACTAATTACTAATTCATTATAGATATAAGCTTTTACAGCTAATAATACTAATTTAGAGAATGCTAAAGCAGATCTAGGTTTAATGTTTCTTAAGTTATTATCATTCTCTACACTTATTCTTAATTGTCCGTTGATAGCAGTACTAATATTTTCATGTACTAAAATTGAGTTAGGTCCTATTAGTTCTAGGTTAGTTGTGGATATACCACCTACATTTGTATCTATACCATCTAGAGCTTTTTCAGCTAATGCTAAACCGCCACTAGTATTGTAAGAAGTGATCCCGTTCATTTTACCAAAAGTATACATTAAAGATAACGGCGACATTATCTCTTTTCCCTCAGTAAGTTCATACGGTACTTCTATTACTAAGTAATTAGCAGTAGAGTTATAATGTATGCCAGTTTGTTTACACATATTTACAGGTATAGTTAATGTCATACCTCTTACTATATTTGCATCAGCCAGTACGATAGGCGTGATTACTAGTCTTTTTATTTGTTCTTCTAAAGTAGTATTTATATTTACAGTAGAAGATCTAGACATAAATGCTATATTTAAAATCTCTTTAGGTATTCTATTAGTGACATCTCTAATAGCTTTATTAATTACCATCATTTTTATTTCCTTCTTTATTTATTAAATTATTTAATTTTATTATATTCTCGGCTAACATAGATTTAACAAATGTATTTTTTATAGAATCTACATCACTGTTTCTAGAAAAATATTTTAATTCTATACGTATATTATTTACTAAATACTTATTTTTATCGATACTTATTTCTCCTAGAAATGTAAGTATATGATTTAGTTTTACTATATTAGATAAAGATATTACCCAATTATTTTGTTTATTTAAATAGGTAATATCCAATGTTAATATATCTAAAGCATTTTTATTATTTACTAAGGGTAAATTATTTAATAAATCTGGTATATATAATGTTTTCTTTTTAATTACAGTATGTAAATGATTTTTAGCGAGACTATCAAATTTAGCATAATGATCTCCGGTGCTAAATGGATTTATATTTAAAGCTAATTTATCCAGTTCTTCATTATTTCCAATAGACATGTATCTATTAAAAAGTGATATGTTTAAAATAGAAGTAGTTGTATTATTTAATACTATAGTAAATATAAATCTAGCTATATCTGTATCTCGTTCTAATATGATTTGTTCTTTAGCCCAATAATAATATTGTAAAGCCATAGCTACTACATCTATTTCATAAATGAATAAATCATTGTATAAATCACATATATCTATTTTACTAGGATGAGTGGTGTTTATACTATTTATTGTATTATGTATGTTTCTAAGACTTATTATATCTTTATAGTTATTTTTATTTATCTCAAACATAGAATAAATTTCTGTATATATAAATATTTCATTACTGTCAGATACTACATTATTTTTTAATACTTTACCTCTATCCAAGGAACTAGTTATATAAGAATCTTTACTTACATATATTGCGTTCGTATCTAAATATGTATATAAATTAGTTTCATCTTCATTTACATCTATTTCTAAATTATTTATTAAGTTTATTAATATGTTTGGTCTTTTTGTATAATTATCACTATTGTAATAATAGCTTAAAGATTTTTCTAAATCATTTTGTATTCTATCTAAGACCGTGTTTAATTTACCATTTATTATATGTACATTATTTAATGTACTGTTTGCAGAAGTTATATCTATCATATGGTTACCTTTATTTGTTATATCATAGAAATTTAAATAGATAGATATAAAAACTTTTTTATATGTACTCTATAATATGAAAAGAAACTAATTATAAAAGATTTAGCTATAGCTAAATCAATGATTGCAGATATAGCGATATAAATTGTTTAGAAATCGTATTTCTAAATATTTTTTCGTATATATTATTAAGATGTGAAACTATATAGTACTTGTGTGCACACAAACACTATCGTAAGAATAGTTAGTTTCTAATAAAACAAAAAGGATTTAGTATGGCACTAAATGACGCAAGATTCGACACAGTAGAAAAAACAAAAGGTGCAGCAGAAGCTACACAAACTAAAACAGCATTTGCTACTGGTAGTAATGAACAAGTTAAAACTGGAAATACTGTAAATGCTAATGATGATTTATTCGGAATGGGATTCTTTGTATCAGGTAATGAGAACTCTGAGTATGTAAAACAATTTTCAGAAAAAGCTTCAGAAGTGATGGTAGCTGATGTGACTAAAAAAGGTTTAGAAGCAAAATCTATTCTTCTTAAATTAGATAATTCAACTCCACAATTTAGCATGCTTTCATACTCATGTGTAGTAGTTGCTACAAAAAGTAATCTAACTGAAAAGATATTTTATCATATTTTTGTGTTAGAAGCAACTGGTGATAAACCACTACATGCTGCTCAAATTTTAGATATTAATAAACAAAATCCAAATCTCCCAGTGTATGTAGCATCTGACGCATTTAACAAAACACTTAAAGATGTTGTAACTGAAGTATTAGCTGAACGTTATAGTGTTAATGTAAATATGTTTGAAAGTACAAATGGTAGTGTTGTGCCATATATTGCTGATGCAGAGGTAGCAGCAACAGAGTATGTTAACTCTGGTGTAAATGCTAATATTGCTAAAATTGCTACAGCTGCTGGTATTATTAAACCTGTAGTAATTGGTGATATTGTAAAAGGTAATAACCTAATGCAAATTGATATTACTTACACAAACGGCACATCTATCGATGTAGGTAGCAAACCTGTTAGAAATGATTTTAAACTAGGTTTAAATATTGTACCGGCTGCAAATACACAAATTAAAGCACTTAACCAAAACAATTCAGGTAGAAATATTGGTACTACTTTTGGTTATTTAGAAACAGTTATTAAACAAGATCCACCACAATATGTTGGTCAAACTCCAGTTAAGAAAGTAGCACCTGCTGTTATTCTTACTCAATTCTCAGGTATTAAACCAACTATTGATATGTCAATTTTAGGTATCTTAAATTCAGCTGTATTTACTAACCCTAATCATATGGCTCAATTGTTATTAAATTCTCCTAGAGATTTCGGTTTATTAAACTACCTTATCAATCTTGAGGGAAATAAAAATGGGTATGGTGCAAAACTTAAAACTAAAGGTAAAATGTCGCAAGATAAAATCATTGAACTTTATGGTAAACTATTTGATGCATCACCTCTAGTATTTGTAGAGATTGAAGCATATGGTCCAAACTTTGATGTGAATGCTCCATTTGCTGCATTACATTATGCTGGTATTAACAAAGCTAGTAATGATTACATTATTAAAGTTTGCGAAGATATGTTTGGTAGCAAAATGGAAAACAGAGTAGTAACTCAAAATGAAGGATTCTTAGTACCTACAGGTGTTTATACAGATGCTTCTGGTGCGTTGAGAGATATTAGAGATGTAGATACAGCATTTGTTATGGAACATGCTAAAGATCCATCTTATATTACAAAGTGGACTAATGCAAGTGTACCTGCGTCTGTAAGTGGTGTCGATCCATTGCTAACTCGTATCGAGGTAATTAATCACATTTTACCTGATGCTATTATCACTGGTAAAGCAACCAGAGTATTATTAAACCCTGCGTGGTTAGCTGAAGTAATTGCAAAATCTACTGCTCTTGGATATACTCCTACTACTGATGTTGGTTCTAGTAACTTTACGTTTGGTATTAATGATATGTCTGCAGTAAATACTGCTTATACAAATGCAGCATTGAAAAATGTACAATTTGGTGGTGGTGCTCAAAGAAGTGCGAGTGGTCTATTTACACCGCAAACAAACTTCTTCGCAAGAACATAAACTATATACAGTGGTTGATTCCACTGTATATTATTTTTATTTTTTGATTGGACCGGGTGTTTAATTTGAAGATATTAAAAAGGATGTAATATGTTAAATATTTATGACGGTACATTAGGTGCGTTAGTAAATACTGGTAAAATTATAGATGCTATTAATCATTATGTAATAAATAGTGATGGTGGTTTAAATTATGAAGTAAAAACTAATGATGGTGTAGAAGTGGTGTGTATACTAGGTATAAATGATGAAGAGAACAAAATTCCATCGTTCATGCACCCATTGGTATATACTAACCATAAAGGTGTTAAAACGGTAGCTATGGACTTCCGTTTATATGTAAAACAAAAAATAGAAGATGTAATAAATGTGTCAGATGTTTTAAGAGATAAATATAATGGTGAGATAGCTTTAAATAGATTAATTTTTACTAAATTATTTGTAGAAGAGAATACTAATTTTTTAACACAAATAAATTCATATGTAGCAGAGAGTATAGGTAATTTAATATCTACTATCATTACTACTATTGTATATGATAGAGAAGTAGTAGACCCAGCTAGAATAGCAGCTTTATTACAATACTACACTACTGATATAGACAATGAAATAGATGTTTTAACAGCTGTACATAAGTTACCTTTAGTAGAATTAAAGAATACATTAAAAGCGAATAGTCCTATTTTAAAAAATATGTATGATAATTCTGAAGATTTAACTTTACCTAGTAAAACTATAAATGATATGGTCGATAATATTTATTATATTAGTAACAGTGAAAGATTAAAATCTCTTACTAGTGATATGTTGTTATCAGGCATTAGCAGATCATTCTTTAGTAGTAATAATAAAGAGATGGGTATAGCTATAGTAGAACACAGACCTACATTATTAGCTATTATTTTAGCAGTAATGACAAACAACATGAATTCTAAATCAGCTCTTAAAAAGACAATCGATAGCAGAAAGTCAATTACTAAACCTAAGGATATGGTAGCTGTATTACTAGATGTAATTAAAGATAATAAAGAAACTTATTAGACATGCTTATGCAAGCATGTCTATATTTTTTTAACCGCTAACTCTATATTGAAGAGAAAAAGGATACTTATGAATGTAAAAAATATGATAAAAGAGATATCTAATCTTACTTTTAAATTAAGTAAAATAGATGATGATAATAAAGAAAGATATGTAGTTATTAAACAAATTAAAAACTTACAAAAAAATATAAAACAATTAAATAATAATAATAAGTGGTCAAATATTGATTTAGATATTTTTATAAAGGAATTTAAATATGTCTAAAGTACCTGATGTAAAAGATGTATTTAAATTTAAACAAAATGAGTATATAAATAATGTAGATCCTGTAACAGACTACATGGATATGACTGGGTTTGTTATAGCCAATAAACTAGGTATATCTAAGGAAGAGGCTGTAAAGAAAATAAAAAAATATATTAAAGAAAATGTAAAAGTAAATAATCCAGATATAGAATTTTTAGAAAGAGATTTAAAAGGTGATACTGAAAAAAGAACGACTAGTTTATTAGGGTATATAAAATCTGTAAAAGTAAAAGGAGATATACTAGCACCATCTTTTACAGTATATTTTAATCCAAATAAAAAAGAATCTCTCCATTCTTCATTTGCTACAGATAATGTAAATAAACGTAGTAAACATAAATATTTAGCTTTTGATTACAAGATGAATAAGAATATGCAAAAGTTTGAAGAACATAATGTAATACAAAAGACTTTAAAAATATTTAATAATGCATTATCAGGTGGCTATGGTAGTAAAGCTACTATGTTGTATAACCCATCGGCACACTATACACTTACATCTATTACTAGAGGTATGGCTGGTATAGGTAATGCTATATCAGAAATGATGATTACCGGTAACAGACATTATAAAGACCCAACTACTACAATGGGACATATCTTAGCATGTGCTAGTAAAACAGATGTAGATAAAATTAAAAAAGTAATTTTAAGATATAATTTACATGTACCTACAGCTGATGAAGTAATGGATGATGTAATAATACCTAGTATAAAAAGATACTGGCGTAGTATTGTAAAAGAGATGGAGATATATAAAACATTAAAATATATGAATGGTTATGAAAGAGCTGCAGTGATGTATGTAAATGATTTACACCATCTAGCTAAGTATAATGATAAATATGTGAGAGATATGTTTGATAAAATACTTCACACTGATATAGATATAAGTAGTGATAAATATGAAGCTATTTTAAAAGATACTCCTGACTGGATAACTAACCTATTAATACATGTACGTGTAGATGATTTAAAAGGTAAAAAATATGAAATAGATAAACTAGATAAAGATGTAGCTATTAAATCAGCTAAGACAGCTTTAGCTAGTATGTTGACATTTGAAGAGTATAGTGATTTCATACAGGCATTCTTTGTTACAAAAGTATTTCCACCTAGCATAGCGCATATTAAAGAGATGGTAAGAGAGTCTATTGTGTTATCAGACACAGATAGTACTTGTGCTACATACCAATCTTGGGCAGAATGGTACGCTGGTAAAATGGTAATCACACCTACTACTATTGGGGTCACAGCTATAGTGATGACATTTACTACACAAGCTATAGACCATTATATTAAAGTAATGGCTGGTAATATGAATATAGGTTCTGATAAACTATCTATATTAAAAATGAAAAATGAATTTTTCTGGGATGTATTCGTGTCTACAGATGTAGCTAAACATTATTTCTCCATGATAAAAGTTCAAGAAGGAAATGCGTTTGATAAAGGTGATTTAGAAGTAAAAGGTGTGCATTTAATAGCTTCGCAAATATATGAAGGGGTTAGAAAGATAGCTACTGACATGATGATAGATATTTTAACTAAGATAGGTAATAATGAAAAATTATCTATTAATGAATATTTACAACAGGTAGCTGGTGTAGAAACTATGATTATAGACATGATTAAAAAATCTTCTATAGATGTATTTAAAACAGAAAAGATTAAAGAAGAGAAAGCCTATAAACTTACTGCTGATAAATCACCATTTTTCCATTATAATCTTTGGAACATGATCTTTGGTGAAAAATATGGTAAAGCACCAGACCCTACATATTTAGCTATTAAAGTACCAGTAGTACTGGACACTAAAGCTGACATGAAAAGATATATAGAAAGCCTTGAAGATAAAGAGATGGCTAAGCGTTATAAAATAATAATGGAAGAGAATGGTAAAGATGTAGTCAAAAGTTATAGATTACCTTTATTAAAAATGAAAGAAGTTGGTATACCTAAAGAGATATACGATATTATTGATATAGATAGAATTGTAAAAGACAACTGTTCTATATTATATATTATTTTAAATACTATAGGATACTATTTAAAACCAGATAGTAAAGTACTGGATGTATTGGAGGAAGATAATGTTTAAATGGTTAAAAGGGTTATTTAGTAAGAAGAAACAAAATACTAAAAGAAAGAAAGTAATAGCTTTATTATCTGAAGATAGGTGTGGTAAATCAGAATTAGCTGATTTTTTAACACATCATTTAGATATTTTAAAATTAAAAATACATGAACGCGAGTTATTTAATTTTGGAGATGATTTAAAATACAGTTATGTGAAATTAACTGGATGTACTATCGAAGAACTCAATGATTGTAAGAATGGTATTAAAAAATGTAGATACCATAAAATTCATGGTAATTGTAGGGAAGGTATTATAAACTATTCTATTATTAAAAAGAAACAATATGGTAAAGATTTTTTTACTAAAAAAACCATAAAAAGAATTTTAAAAAGTAATAAAGATTTTTTAATAATAGCAGATTTAAGATTTTTGACAGAAGTCAATTTACTTAAAGAAAATTTTGATGTAAATATAGTAAAAGTAATATCTGATTTAGATACGTGCGGTAAAAATAAAGAAAAGTATGAATTAGATTTTATAGAGCATGATACTATTTTACACATTAAAAAAATAGAAGAGTTAACAATAGAAAAATATATAAAGATGTTAGATGTAAATGAGTTATATAAAGTAATAAATTTTTAAACACATACTAGAAATTCTAGTATGTGTATTTATTTTATTTAAAACTCGTATAACTTTATATAGTTTAATTTAAAATTAGATTCTAATAAATTATCCGATAATAATGTATTACCTATTTCTATGTTATTTAAATCTAAACCAATAATATTATCTATGGTAGTTTTTAAAACATGATTAATGAATATATTTATTTTACCGTTTTTAAAATATAAACCAACTAACACAAATTCTAAATAAGGTATAGTAATATCTTCTCCCAAAATAGTACATGTATTATTAGTATTTTCAAATATATTAATATCATTATTTATGTTAATAAATTGTTTTACATTAGTTATATTTTCTATATTTAATCTAAACTCCATATATTTATTATTTAAATTTTCATCTATATTATATTTTAAATTACTTGTTAAAAGCAAGTCATTTTTATTTATTACTCTAATGTTTAATGTTTCGTCGGCAATAGTTTCTATATTATTTTTATAGACACCATATTCGCTATTACCGTTATTTATGTATGACCATTTTTTATTATTTAAAGATTCACTATAGAAGTTAATTTCTTTTTTTAAAGATAAACCATTTATTTTATTTATATAAATTACTTTATCAGTTTTTTCAAAATTAAAAAAATGTATGGTATCGCCATTAGGATTATAAATTATTTCATTAACTATATCTCCATTAGAAAATACATCATATTTAGTAAAAGATATAGAATCTTTAAATACATAAGTATTTTTACTTAAATCTTCTTCTAATAGAAACCATTCGCTTTCACCATTACTCCCTATTAATTTAGCTCTTACATAAATAGGAATATTGTTACCAATACTGATGTCTAAATATGTTTCTAATTTTTCAAAATCATCAGTATTAAATTCAGATTCAATGGTATGAAAATCAATGTATCTAGATATTTGAAAGGTTACTCTTTTTACACCACTTTCAGAATCTATTTGTTTGTAATCCAATATTTTAAATTTAGACATAATTACCTCTTTTAATATTTTATCACGTTATTTTAATATTAAAGAATATTTTATGATTACATACATAAAGGGAACATTATGAATATTCTAAATGATTTTAAATCAAGCGTGGAAAATAAGTATAAAATAATACCGGGATATGAGTCTATTGATTTTCAAAAAGACTTAAACTATATAGATGAAGCTACAAACATTCTAGATGGCGTTGGCTTAATAGTAAATGATTTTTTAGGTAATAGTAAAGATAAAAATTATATAAAGAAAATGAATGCATATAGCGTAAATAACATAAATGATAGTTTGAATAAATTATCTATTGTATTAGGTAAGAGATTTGGTATACCTAAATTAAAATTAGTGAATGATTTTAATAGTAAAATAGCTAATATTTATTTGCCAAATTTAGGTTACGAAAACATTATAGATAACATAAATAATATTAATTCTAAATATTATAAAGATTTATCTTTAATATCAAAAATGACTCAGGATAAAAGAACTACTGTTTTATTTAATACTATGTCTTCTATCTTAAAGGAATTAAAAAATAATAAAATAGAAATAAATTTAAAAAGTAGTAAAATAAAAGGTATAGAAAATACTGAAGTATATTTGACTGTAAACACTTATTATTTAAGTATCAATGGTATCAATGGTAAAGACTTCTTAAGCGCTATAGTGAAAGAGATAGGTGTATTATTTAATGCATTAGAAGATATTAGTGATACTGTTAATACAAGTAAATCATTATTAGAATCTTTTATTAAGATAAAAGGTAATACTAGTGTGGAAAGTATTAAACTATTTGTTAAAGATAGCAATCTAACAAATGGATCTGAAGAAATAAATATAAGTACTTATAAAGACAGTTTGGTAAATATATATAAACCACAAATGGATAAAATAGAAGAGTTAAATAATCGAGCTATTGATTTTATTAGTAAACATAGTTTAGGTGTAAATTATGCAAAAATAGCATCTCTTAAACTAAATGATGAAAATACATTTATTAGTACATCTATTAAAGTAATAATTAAATATTTAACCATGGCTATAGGTTCATCTGTTATACTGGTAGTTAATTTAGCTGTAGGATTGGTATTAATGATGTTAATAAGCGTTAGTTTAATAATAACGTTATTTGGAGTAATTGTTTATTTTACAGCTATGAATTTAGCAGAATTATTAACCGGAGATAATAGAAAACAAAGTGATTTAGTAGTTACTAAAAATATATTAAAAATTAAACGTACTTTAGTAAATGAATTACGCAACACCAGTGATAAAGATTTATCTAAACAATTAGTAACGCAAATAGATTTAATTAATATGGTATTAAAAAACATGGATGATAGAATTAATTATACAAATAGATTACGTGTAAAATATAAACTAGATGCTAATATTGACAATTTGATTGAAAAATTAAGTAATAATGATTTACATTATTTAAGTAAAAAAATAAAAGGATAACCATGTTTATGTTAAATAGTACACCATTAGTAATAGATGGTACAAAGTTAGGGGAAAATATAGACGAGATTACTATACGTAATATAGAGTTGTTTAACTCTGTTCTCAGTAATGTAAATTTATCTTTACCAGGTAGTGATAGGCAAAAGATTTTTTATATAGCAGTAGCTGCAGCTACAGTTGGTAGAGTTTATTATAATGGTGATGTAGCTAGTAAATTTGATTTTAGAAATGTAAATACATTAATGGCTACAGCTTTTTATAGAATAGGAGTTAATTTATCAGAAAGAATTAGTTCTAATTTTGATGTAAATTTATATAAAGCATATTGTAATAATTTATTTAACACGGCTTTTTCTTCAGTATTTTCATCAGGAAAACATAACATGTTAATAAATCATTTACAGGCATCATTGTCTCCTAAAGATTATTCTTTAATTGTTGATAATATAGATTTATATAAACAATATAACACTATAGCAAATATTAAATAAACACACATACAGGAAATTCCTGTATGTGTATGTATATTTTTTTATTTGTATATTATTAAGATAGTTAATAAATAAAATATAAAGGATTAAAATGTTAAAGAAATCAAAAGAGTATAAAAAAGAATTGTCTAATTTAGAAGAACCAGAGTTAACTAAGCGATTAACAGAAATAGTGATTGAGTTTATAAAAGAATTTGCTAATGGAAACAAAACACATGTTGAAATAATTAACAAATTAAAAGAACTTGATAATAAGTTTCAAGCTTCATTGCCTAAACATATACTGGATCAGAGACATTTATTTAGAAGAGTTATTATGAAAGACATGCCGGGTATAAAAAACATTATGATGTGGTGATATCACCACATCATATATTTATTTTTTATATTTCTATTATATCTAGTTTAATCTTAGGTTTCACAATGTATTCTCCTTTATTATCTATATCTAATATTTTATCTATTACAAACAAACCACTATCATCAGCATATTTTTTAATATCTAGATCACCTATATTGTCTATATTCGTTATCTTAACAGAGACTACATTATCATCTAGTTCTTTTAAAATATTATCTTCTATAATAGTTATGTTTGTTTTTAATAACAAACCATCTTGTAAATTTAAAGATATTATTTTTAAATAATTATTAATAATATTTACATCATTTACATTATTGTTTGTATATAAAGTTATTTTAGGTTCTATAAAGTTAGGTATGCTGTAAATAGAGTTATTTAATTTAAGCAATACATTATTTAAATTATTGTTAGGTAAATATCTTATTACAGTATTATCCAATAATTTTTTATTTAAATTTTCTAATTCTACAATAAGTGTGTTTGTAATTTGCTTATACATGTCTATTAAACATGTATTATAGTTATCAGATGTACATAGCTTGTAATCATATTCTAATAATAAAATTTCTAAGTTATGTATAATGCCATATGTCGTATCTATCACAGGGTTATTGTATTCATCTAACATTACATCACCTATGTTGTATTTTACTATTTTTTCATTATTTGCATCTAATACATAATCACCTTTATTATGCAATATTCTAGGTACAGCTGTATCGTCAGTTCCATCCCCGTCGCTATCTATATAATCTACTATTATACCATTTTCATCATTGTCATAAATAGTTTTATCATATGTCAAATATACTAGTTCTGTGTGTTTTAGAAATTTTCTATTTGTGTATTCTAAGTTATAATTATTGTACAAATAATTTATTTTAGTACCAAATTCAATATACATTAATTCTTTATGGAACACGGCTGTGCCGGTAATATCATTTAAGTAACTATTTAGATAAGTTTCATAGGGGGACATTGTTGTATCTGTACTATATAACATTAAAGAAATATTAGTATTTAAATCAACATAGACACTACTTAATTTTGAAATAAAATTTTTAAGTTCTATTTTATCATCATTGTTTATATATCCAGTTGTTTCTATAATTACTTTACCTATTAACACATCATTAACTATGGTTACATTGCCATAATAATAAGCTTTTATTTGTGTGTTTGGTATGTCCAATGATATTTCTATTTTTATTTTATTTAAATCCATGTCTTTAAAAGCACCGTTGTCTATTATTTTAAATTGTAATTCATAGTTATCTTTATTTCTAGTTAATTGTCTTTCTGTTAATAAAATAACAATATCCATTTTTTCATTATTTATGCTATCTCTAAAATTATCTATTTTATTAATATTTATATCATAACTTCTAACTATTAGTTTATCATCATACTCTAATATATACTTATAAATATTATAAAATAATTTTTCATTATTATTGTTAGTTATGTTGTCTATTTTTGAACTATTGTATGCTTCTACATCGTTTCTTAACATAGGTTCTAATTTATTATTTTTTAATTTAAAAGTAGTGAAAGGATTTATTATCATAATGTTTCCTTTATTTATTATAAAATCATTATCAACATTTAGTTCTGTTAATGATACTTTATTACTAAAAATATCTGGTTTTATGTATAATGATTTACTTTCATCCTTTATATTTATTTTTTTACTAGCTATATATTCTCTAGCTAAAATACTGTCTTCTTTTCTAACAATAGTAAATCCTAATTTACTAGCTTCTTCAGATAATTCATTGTCAGTTATAGGTAATACATTATCTCCTATGCTGTAGTTAATTACCTTAGATTTTAATGTAGCAAAATCAATTGTATCCCTACCACCATATGTATGTGTTACAGCTTTAACAAATATACTTATATTAGATATACCAGTTGATTTTATATTTTGTTCTGTATAACTTTTAAAATCTATTTTAAAAGCATCGGGACTATAGTCTTGTACATTAAAAATTTGTTTACCTTTACTGGTATATAACAGAACATTTATGCTATCTGAAATATCATTATTTAAAGTATAAATAGGTGGTATGGATATTTTAATACCATCTTCTAAAGGTTTTACATATACTGTAGGGTAATCTACATTATATACAAAATCGCTATAAGTTATATTCATTAATTCTAATGTATCTGTTTTTTTAAATATTGTTTTTATTTCAGAAGAAACATATTGGTCATTTGTAGCTATTGTTTTTTCATAAATATTGTTATACATAATATTATCTATAAATTTAGTAATTTTTAATTGTTGTATTTCTGTTTCAAAAATAATCCACTCAATACCATTACCATCTCTAGTAACTCCAGAGGGTAAAATAACATTATTAGCTATAGAAATATCACTATTGAAACCTATTTTACTTACAAATAATTTTCCAGTTGAATATAATTTTATAGATACATCATTGGTTAACACAAAGTTTAAATCATTAACAGTTATTTCTGTTAATCTAGGAATAACCAATTCTGTGTATGAATTACTAACATATCCATTTTTTAATAAATTATCTTTATTAATATAAAATGTAAATAAACATACACTGGGTGTAGCATAAGTATCTTTTAAATCATCATTAGTTAAATTTGGGTATAGATCTTCTTTACAAGTACTTAGTAAAGGATACATTTTTTTAGCATTATTAGCAAATTCATGCACTACTGCAGATGATACCATTGCACCAGCTTCCATTAAAAAAGGAAATGGTCCAGTTGGGTCTGGTATATTTATTTTACCATTAGTACTATCTTCGAGAATATTATATATTTTATCTTGTATAGCAGTAGGATCAAACAACAAATTTTTTAATTCTTCTATTTTTTCATTTTCCATATTTATGTCCTTTCAATTATATTTCCATTAACATCTACAAAACTTTTATTTTTTTGTATATCTTCTAGTTGTTGACTGTTACTTTTCTTTAAGCCATTTACTAAATTATTATAAGCTAAACTATTTTTAGATATCAACCATTCTATTTTATAATATTTGTCATCTATATAAGGATAACCTCTAAAATTGACTATCTCTCTAATCTCTTTAGGTATTACCTCCATAGCTTTTCTATCACCATTTACATAAGCTCTATATTCACTGTTAAATATACTATTAGTTTCATTAAACTCTTTTATTAAGATATCATCATTATAGATAGCACCCATAGATTTAAATCTTACATTAATATCTTTTGTTTGTTCAGAATATGGCTTATCTTTAGAAAAATCAAATACCTTACCTATAGGTGTACTAATTGGAAATGATGCACCAGTAGCTCCTATGTAGTTTAAATTATCCCATGTATTATCTGTAGTTATTCT